GTCGCGATTCACAATCCCAATGGATATGGGGCATATCTCACAGTACCTTTTTATATGCCTGATTTATTTGAATTTTTTAAGCTGATGATTTATGGAGTCAGCCCATATTTGTAGAATATTTGTTTGTTTTACAAAGGCTTTCCTAGCCTCGGTTAGCCACCTAATGCGCTTGGGAGTGAGCCTATTATCGAAGGATTGAAGTTTCTTTATAACCCCCTGTTTAAAGCGGTATAGACCACGCTTGAAGCGGCCTAAGGGGCGACGCAAAATAAATGTCTGGGCTGTCTTCTTCTCATGTAGGATATGTAGAAATGCGACAATTCTTTTTGCACCACTGAGGCCTTGTAGGCTGAAGCTTCGGCCTTCCTTGGTCTTGAGGCCTTCCGTTTTATTGGGCCCTGGATATTTTGCCTGAGGCTTGAGACGTGCCCATCCCTGTATAGGGGCTTGCATATCTCCGCCTCGAGCCGCTTTTGTAAAGACGCGATTTCGTTTCGCAGGCTTCCCGAGTTCCTGTTCTGCCAGACCTGTATAACGCGGCCTTTCCACTGAGCCTGTTATGGAGATGATTTTATTTATATTGGGGACCGCTTTTGCTTTAATGACTTTGAGGCTTCCATAAATGAAGCCAGGATTTCTGACAGTCATTTTTGAGCCTATGATTTTGATTGCCTCTTTGCGTGTCCCGAAGGCTAGAGCATTAAGAGTTGCTAATACAGCTTTGGCAAAGAGGTTGGGGGCCTTTTTATAGAACTTGATAAGCCGCTCAAGATCCTTGTCATCCATTTTAAAGATTTCGGCCATGATAAATCATAACATATCTGGAAAATCATCATTTAAAAGGTTATAGAAATCAAGTATATAGAGAACATATAATTAAATAAATAAATAATAATTATAATGATTGTTGTTGTTGTTGTTGTTTTATATAGACTTTTTGGGCTTTAATTTTTTAACTGTTTTAATCGATAATTCTATCGCATCACGCGAGCGATAGCCTGTTTAATTATTGATTGCGTTATTCTTCCTATAAAGGCTTTGTTGAATCGGGTTAAAGCGGTTAAAAAGTTATTCACAGGATTTTCAATTAATTATCATTGGCTTAGCTTTAATTTTCGGCTAATTATTGTGGAAATAAAAAATTAATTGCGCAAAGGCTTGACATGATTAGCGCAATATGTTAGCATGTTTTGCATATCAAATAAATCTCAGGAGACAATATGCCGAAAATCAGCGTTCCAGTAAATGATACCAAAGAATATGAAGCCTTCAGGGAGCATGCGAAGGCCAGGGGCTTTGATGGGAACTTGGCGGCCTATGTCCGCTGGCTGATTAGGGATGATATGCGTCAATTGGAACTCGAAAAAGCCAATGGATTTCATCTTACCAAAAGGCGTGGTGAATTTCCTGGAGGAATTATACCTTCAAAATAATGGATAATATCATTCAAATCAATTGGCAACGGTGTCCGATGTATCTATCCATGAAAAACAAGGTTTTTGTCTCCATTGTTTTTACGTGGCATCTTCCTTTGATTCGTCAATTCGCCCTCAACACTCATAAGAAAGTTATTGTTGGTGGACCTGCCACACAAATCATGCCTGACTATTTTCATGATGTCCAAAATGTACATGTTGAAACCAAGTCACCCATAAATTTCCTTGAGGCACATAATCCCCTTGCTACTTTTACCACACGGGGCTGTCCGAATACATGCTCATATTGCGCAGTTCCAAAGTTAGAGAAGCATTTTATTGAGCTTGAGAATTATCCTGTCAAGCCAGTCATATGTGATAATAATTTCCTTGCCGCCTCAAGCGGGCATATCGAAAGATTTGTGGAAAAGGCAAAGGATCTTCCCTTTGTTGATTTTAATCAGGGACTTGATGCCAGACTTTTTACAGAAGAGCATGCAAAGCTATTTAAACGCTTTCATCTTCCAATTATCAGGTTTGCAATGGATACAAAAGATCGTGAACTTGATGTTTTTCGGGCTATTGATGTTTGTAGAAAGTTCGGAATCAATAATATATCTGTTTACGTTCTCATTAATCATGATGAAACGCCTGATGAAGCATTATATAAACTTGAAAGTCTGAAAAATTATGGCATCCAGACATTCCCGATGCGATATCAACCATTATGGTCTTTAAAATACAATGAATATATCAGCGACAAATGGCTTTATGCTTTCGGAGATGAAGCAAATAAATGGTTAAAGGAAATCTGCCGCTATTACTCAATGTATAAACGCCTCGGAATCAAATCATTCGATATATGGATGGATGCAAGGCTAAAAGAAAACTCTTCATGTCACCAAGGATGCTTTCTATGAGCCTTGAGCCCTACTATCAGGAAAAAGGTATCACCCTATATGAAGGGGATTGCCGCGAGGCGATGGCGGCCATGCCTCGGGAAAGCATTGATACGATAATTACAGACCCGCCATATGGGCTTGAATTCATGGGTAAGGCATGGGATAGGGCGGTCCCTGGTCCCGACTTCTGGACTCCGGCTCTCGATGTCTGCAAGCCTGGCGCCATGCTGATGGCCTTCGGCGGGACTCGGCTATATCATCGGATGATATGCGCTATCGAAGATTCTGGATGGGAAATCCGCGACTGCCTCATGTGGCTTTATGGTTCGGGTTTCCCTAAGTCTCATGATATAAGCAAGGCGATTGATAAGGCGGTAGGAGCGGAGCGGGAGAAAATACAGCCCGGCAATGCCCCCTCTTATCAGCGTTCAATTGGGAATACTCGCCCATGGATGGACGATCCAAATCATAAAATTGATTCCAACATCCCCGCATCCCCCGAGGCCGAGCAGTGGAATGGCTGGGGCACTGCCCTCAAGCCCGCATGGGAGCCCATAGTGCTTGCCATGAAGTCCCTGGACGGTACCTTTGCCCAGAACGCCCTCAGGCATGGCGTGGCGGGCCTGAATATTGACGGGGGGCGGATAGGATTGACAGAAAAAGATGCCCAAGCGATGGAGAGATGTAATACTCCAGGTTCTGACTGTTTTCATAAATCAGAAGGCACCTCATATGGAAGGCCAACCCCATCTAAACCCTTGGATGTTACTCAAGGCCGCTGGCCCGCGAATCTAATACTGGATGAAGATACCGCTTTAATGCTTGACTCTCAAACTGGCGAACTGACAAGTGGTGATGCGCCCCTTAAAAGAAACAGTGATGTTTTCAGGGATTGTTACGGAGAGTTCAAGGGGAATTCTGTATGCCCCCCTGGTCGCACTAGCAATTCCGGCGGGGCTTCCCGCTTTTTCTATATCGCAAAGCCTGATGCCAAGGATCGCGGACATCGCGAAAAGGTTGAAATGCCTCTTTTCGATACAGTGGATAAGGGCTTTCGCAATACACATCCGACTGTCAAGCCTACACCTTTGATGCATAGGCTTTTGGCATTACAGGCCTACCTTGCACGTCTCACTTCAACCCCTAAGGGCGGTATTGTTCTTGATCCTTTTGGCGGATCAGGTACGACGGCGATAGCTTGTCGCATGGTGGGCCGGGAATGCATCTTGATTGAAAAAGACAGAGAAAATCTTGATCTGACAATAGAACGGTTGAAGTTGAAAGGGTTTTAAATGAGTAACCGTATTACATGCCGACGTGATTGTCCATATGCCGCCTGTATAGATATCTGCGAGGATTATGGTAAAAAAATTACCGAAGGGCCTTCGTGCCAGAAATCCTAAAGAATACTTTCGGCGATACAGACAGATGCATAAAGATCATCATCGGAAATATGCCCGTGACTGGTATCATCGCAATAAGGCTTTGAAGGGGGCTTAACATGAAAGAGCATGGAAAATGAATTATGCCACTGTCTGCTCGGGCATCGGGGCCCCAGAGGTCGCATGGAAGGACTTGTGGGGGCGTCCTGAGTTCGTCTCGGAAATAGAGCCATTCCCCTCCGCGGTCCTCAAGCATCACTATCCGGATGTCCCCAATTATGGGGATATGACCAAATACGAGGAGTGGCCTGACCATGAACTTGAGCTTATTTGCGGGGGAACCCCCTGCCAGTCCTTCTCAGTCGCCGGACTCAGAAAGGGAATGGATGACCCGCGCGGCAACCTTACCCTTGTCTATCTCGGCATCCTTGCCCGATATAATCCCCGCTGGTTCATTTGGGAGAACGTCCCCGGTGTCTTTAGCTCCCGAAGCAATGGAGGCTCTGACTTCGGACGGTTCCTGTCCGCCCTGGCAGAACTCGGGTATAGTTGCGCCTACCGGGTGCTTGACGCTCAATACTTCGGAGTGCCCCAGCGCCGTCGTCGAGTCTTCGTTGTCGGACATCTTGGAGCGGACTGGAGACCACCTTACGCGGTACTATTTGAGCCCGAAAGCCTGCGCGGGAATCCTCCGAAGAGCGGAAAAGCGGGGGAAGGAACTGCCCGAGTTTTTGAAATCAGCCCTGGAGGCGCGGGCGAATGCGAAGTAATACCCACGTTTGACAGCCGATGCAAGGACGGACCTATAAGGAATCAGATAGGCGCACTTGTCATGGCCCACGGGCAGGGGAACGCGGAGATATGCAGGGACGGGTCCCCGTCCCTCACCTGTAACCATGAGGCACCGATAGCTTTCATGGCCGGCCAGGGGGCAAAGGCAGGGAGCATTGCGGCAAGCGATAAGATAAGCCCTACCATTCGCAGTTCTGAAAGCGGCACGAACAGAACGCCATGTGTAGCAATCCAGGACGGCAGGGGCATGGAGAAGGGCCAGAACGGTATCGGCATAACCGAGGGAGGGCCTGCATATACCCTTGACCAGACAGGAGCGCAAGCGGTCGCCTTCCAGCCCAAAGCCTCAGTCAGCCAGAGCATGAACCCATCCGAAACATGCCCCACCATCGGGACAACCAAGGAGCCGGGCATTATCCATAACACCATCGTCCGCCGCCTCACCCCCATCGAGTGCGAGAGGCTCCAGGGCTTCCCGGACAACTACACCCGCATCCCGTGGAAAAACAAGCCAGCCGACCTCTGCCCCGACGGCCCCCGATACAAGGCCCTCGGCAACTCCATGGCCGTCCCCGTGCTCCGGTGGATTGGCCAGCGTATCCAGTTATGGGAAAGCCTTGTAAAATCAGGCAAAATAAAGGCTTGACAAGATATATATCTTTGTGTTATGATTGAATTAACAGCACAGGGAGGCGATCAATGCTTAAACCAATGTTAGTATCAGAGATTCCAGGCCATCGCGGGCGCATTCTCTCGCAGCCCTATGTTTTACTTCAGCCAAAGCTTGACGGCTGGTGCTGCATGGCCAATACCCGCACACGCAAGATTTATACCCGCTCCGGCAATGAGATTACCACGCTGCCGCACATCAATGCTGCCCTTCCTAAAGGGGGTCCGGAATGGCTTCATGGCGAACTATGGAAGCACGGGGCGACATGCGATACTGTCAGCGAGATGGTAAAAAATGGCGATCCAAGCCTTGAATTCCATGTTTTCGATTGCGTCAGCCAGGAACCCTATTCCGGGCGCTTGTACCGGATATCAAGCATACCGATGAATGAGACTATCAAAACAGTACCGACCTTTACCTCTGATAGCAACATAACACAGACCATCCGGGATGCCTATAATGCCTGCTTAGAGCGCGGTTACGAGGGCCTTATCATTCGCCTGGACGGTTACGGCTATGAGCATAAGCGAAGCATCAATGTCTTCAAGATGAAGCCCGGCATCGAGGAGGTATAATATGAGCGAGTCTGATAAATTTGTTGATGCTATGTTATTTTACGTCGCAGCATCACAAGGCATCCCCGTTAATATCCTCAAGGGCAGAATGATGATTGAGAATGAAAAGCGACACGGGTTTTATTTTATGCGCCGATATAATCAAGCCGGCCCGTGGGCCGACATGCTAAAAGAGAGGATATAATGACAGGATACATTTTTATAACAGTTGGAAAAGATCCATTTGGCTTTCCTTGCACTTTATTAAAAAAGCCAATGAAATATAGCCTAGATAAGAAAATAATTATTGGATGCCGTTATTGTTTTGCAACGCATCTTAAACCTCCATGCTATTATGGTATGGAATAATCACTTGACACATTAATATAAATATGTTAAGGTACGCTTAACAAAAACTGGAGGTAATTCATGTCAGGCAAGCGCAACAAGAAGCTCCGCAAGGAAATCAAGCGATTCAACAAAAAGGTTTTTTATGATTTCACGGTCGAGGTTTCGGCCATGCCATTCTGGTCCCGCCTGAAGTTCTGCATGCTCATGGCATTTTGCCGCCATGAGCTTCAGAAGAGCCTCATGGAAGAGATTAAGGCAAAGCGGGCCGAGAGAAAACAGCAGAAAAAGGGGAACGGCTAATTATGGGCCAGCTGCTTATCCCCGTAAAAGCGATCATGCTTTCAGGCATGCATCATAATCTCTACATAGCGGAAAGACTCAAGGCCGCAGGTGCGCCCATTACTATCGAAAAGAACATTATCCACCGCACCGGGCCTATTACTCAGGAAGAAGATCCAAACAAAAAATGCCTGATTTTCCATTGGGAGGATAAACGCTAATGGGCAAGATTAAACCATGCTGTTTAAGATGGATAGTGGCAAGATTTCATGGTTATAATTCTTCAGTCCAATTATCAATAGGGAATTATAAATACAATTTTAACAAGATTAAATTTTGCCCTGAATGTGGCAAAAAACTGGGGGTATAATGGGCTCGATACCAGTCGGAATATCCGGTTCCAGGGCCGCGGCGGTCCTCGGCATGAATCCATGGCAGACGCCTTTTCAGGTCTGGCAGGATATCATGGAGCATCGCGAACCCGGCTTCAATGCGGCCAAGGGCTTCAAATATGAACCCTTCGAAGGCAACGCTTCGACGCGGTGGGGTCTGGCCTTTGAGGATTCCATTATCCGGATAGCCGAAGGGATTGCCGGCAGAAGCATTGTCAGCCGGGAACGCGAATTCAGCCATTCGGAATATCCTTTTATCACATGCCACATCGATGGCGGCTATCAGGCAAGCCAGTCCCTCCATGAAGGCAAGACATCAAATGCCTTCGGCTTCCGGGACAAATGGGGAGAGCCGGGAACCGACCTGATCCCGATTGAGTATCAGATACAGGTACAGCATCAGATGCTCTGCACCACGGCGGACGAATGTATTGTTTCCGTCCTTGTTTTCCCCAAGCGGCCCGACGAATGGGAAGAAGAGGGCTGGCGAGTTATCCCGCAAAATAATGGAAGCTATCTGCTAGGCCGCAAGATCGAAGAAGGCTCCTTAAAGGGTTGCGGGCACGTAAACGATCCCAAGCAATGGGCGGTCATTCTCGCCCAGATGGGTTATTTCCATCAATATCCTGTCAAGGCAGACAAAGAGCTCCAGGCAAAACTGGTTGAAAAGTATGTTGCCTGGTGGGAAGCCCATGTCATAAAGCAGACTCCCCCGAAGCCCATTGTTTATGACGATATCCGTGCCATGATAACCGCGCCTTCGGGGACTATCATTGTTGATGATGATACAATGCGCTGGTTCAAGGAGTATAAAAATATCGGCTCGGAAATCAGCCAGACAGGGCGGCTTGCCAAGAGGCGCAATCAGTTGAAAACCCTCATTCTCGACAAAGCCAGGGCCCTCGAGGCTACACTTGATGACGAAAGCACGGACAAATGGATATTCCGGGATAGCCAGGGCAAGAAGCTCGGCTCCTATGGCCGCGAGGCAAGCGGAAATATGGTTTTCAGATAATGGGGGGGAAAGTTCTATGCCTCAGAAATCGGAATGCTGTCAGGCCCCGACTGTAAGGGATGATACGGGCGATATCATATGCGTCGCCTGCGGAATAATTCAGGAAAATACAGCCGCCCCGGGAGGTGATGATGCTGATAAAGGCGAAGGTTAGAGGATCGGAAAACAAATGGCATGCCTTGATTTTCATATCCGGCATGTGGAGGGTTTTCTGTACTCCCTTTGCCATCGCAAAGGAAGTGCTGAAGCCGCATAGTTCCGCAAGAAGAGCCAGGGCCGCCGCAAACGACCTGGCGGCAAAGCTTAACATTAATCTTGAATGGGAGGACTAACAGGATGGCAGGCGATATCGTAAAGCAGTCGGATAATATCAGGGACTTTTTGATGGTGCAGTTCAAGCCCATCATCAAGGACTATGCGACACGGGCATACAATGAGGATGCCTGGCTGAAATCGGCCATGATGTGCATCGTGGAATCAGAAGAGCTCCAGAAGTGCCTGGCCACACCGCAGGGCAAGGCAAGCCTTGTCCACGCTCTCAGATACGCGGCGGCCACCGGCCTTTCGCTTAACCCGCAGGAAGGCAAAGCCGCTCTTATCCCTTATGCCGGCAAGGTCGAGTATCAGGTAATGAAGGGCGGCATGATCGCGCTCGCCATGGCTTCCGGCAAGGTCGAATTCATAACCGCCGATACAGTGTATGAAAACGACGATTTCCAGATCGAAAAAACCATGGATGGCGACACCTATCGCTTCAAGCCTGCCCTGAAGGACCGGGGCGACGCGCTCGGATATTTCGCGGCCCTCAGGATGACAAGCGGCACGGTACATGTCAAATGGATTGACAAGGCCAACATGGAAAAACACCGTGACCATTATGCCAAGGGCCTCCGGTATACCCATGAGGACAAGGCCAAGGGCATCAAAAAAGGCGAGCTCAAGCCCAATCATGCCTGGGTCAAGTCCTTTGACGGCATGAGCCTTAAAACCGTCCTGAAGGCCCTCTTGCGCTCCCTGGAGATCAGCCCGGAACTCACAAGCGCGGTTGTCAGCGATGATCGCTTCGAGTCGGGGGAGATCCTTGATGTCACTCCCCGGGCCGAAGAGGCCGGAGCCTCTGCCGAAGACGTCAAGGAGCAAATGGCAGAGGTGGAAACCGAAGAGGCTGCCGGGACAAGCGAAGAGCCTCCGCAGGAAAAAACGGAAAAGGATTTATTCTAAAATAGCGGTGGGGCGGGAGAGATACGCAACCTAAAAGCTGCCATTACCGGTGGATTGAAACGGAGGATAGATGTCCTCTGGCGGTAGGCGAGAATGGCACAACCTAATCGTCTCAATCATGCAAGGGAGAATGGCCCTTGTCACCGCTATCGCTTTAGAACTGACTGGCGGCTTGAACGGTACCTGGATAGGACGCCGGGCCGCACTGGCCAAACAGGGCCGCAGTCAGGTCTAACCCGGGGCTGATGTATGGGTCAGGCGCATTTGGAAACAGGCTTGAGGGTTACAGCTTCCGGCCCTTGTTGCCCTAACCATCAGCCCCGCCCCTTCGGGGGCAGAAAGGAAAGGATATGGCTAAGAGCTTTATAGATGGACATGAGGTTTACTATGAAAGAGAGACCCGAACCTGGAAATGGAGCGATACCGATGAACCCGTGGAAGCATCCAGGCCATGCCCCAAGTGCGAAAAGCTTCCCGTTAATGGCCATGATGACTGCCTGAAGAACTTGCCCGGCGTAAAATCTGCCTGTTGCGGCCACGGCAAAGAAACAGGCTATATCCTTTTTAACGATGGGACCATGATCCAGGGGCATTTTTCTATTAATAGGAAATGGGGGTAAATGAGATGAGCAATAGATTTTGGGATTTGGGCCCAATGGTGGTCACGGGCTGTACAAAGGTCAGCGAGGGATGTTTACGCTGCTGGAGCGAGACCGCCCATAACAGGCGATGCCATAATCCCGCGGTGGAGCATCTTTACAGAAAGGAGCTACTGACCAACGGGAAATTCAATGGCAACATACAGTTTAATTTGCAACAGCTTGAGCATGCTGTCAAGACCCGAACGCCTAAGGTTATAAGTCCCTGGAACGACCTGTACCATGAGGCCCTTACAGTGGAGCAAATAGGGCAGGCCCACAGGATAATGGCCAACAAGCGCAATGCTCACCACACTTTCCTGATAGTCACAAAAAGGGCCGACCGCGCGGCGGATTATTGCCAAGGGGTTTCGGATATATCCGGTGGCATACAGGTACCCGATAATATGTGGCACCTCTTCACCTGCGAGAACCAGAAGCGGCTTGATGAGAGGATGCCCCATATCCTCCGCATCCCCGGCAAGAGGGGCGTGCTCATCGAGCCCTGTCTGGAGGGGGTGGACCTAGCTGAAAAGGGGCATGGGTGGCTTTTTGTTGATGAGCTTGCAGATGGTAGGCGGACAGGCATCCACCAGGTCATCCTCGGCCCGGAGAACGGCCCCGGCAAGCGTCCCTTTGACCCGGCATGGGCGGACAGCGTCAAGTCCCAGTGCGCGGCCGCAGGAGTGCCATTTTACCGCAAGGACACTGGCGAAGGGACTCTTGCCTGGCGCATATAAGCAAGTAAGGCAAAATAAAAAATTTAATGGGATATGGAATATAAATTTTTATGCCAGAGAAAATTGATACCTCTCGTTACAAACCACTGCTTCGTGATTTTCTCATTCGCCGCGGCGTTAAAATAAATGAGAGGAAGCGGCCCAATACCGCCCAATGCCCTAACCCAAGCCATTCGGATGAAGATCCGAGTGCCATTATTTATCCCGAGAATCTTCATTGTCCCATATGCGCTTTAACATGGGATGTCTTTGAAGTCGCGGGACTTCTCGACGGATTGACTGATTTCCCTGACAAGCTGAAGGCGGTCCAGGATACACTGGGAATCAGCGAAGTCAAGCCCGCCGGGCCCGGAGGATCCAAACCTAAGGACTCCAAGAAAGACAAAAAGCCCAAATATGAAGCAGTCGCCCTTGAGCGGGAAAGGGCCCTTCAGGTCTATTCCCCCACCGCTCTTCTTGAACGCGCAAAAAGCGCGAAATGGCTTGAAGGGGATATCAGGCTTATCAAGGTCTGGCCCTACTACAATGCCGAGGGCCTGATTGATATTCTGGATGCCCGCTTTGAAAATGAGCACGGCAAAAAAGCAGTCATAACCTTTTATTATGATGGCAAGGTTTTGCGCTCCGCCGGCGCTCCGATTCTGCTTTATAACCGGAACCTCATTGAAGCCGATAAGGAATCTCCTGTCCTGATAGTCGAAGGCGCGAAAGCCGCCGAGGCTGCGGCAACAATCCCCGGCTTCATTCCTGTCACATGGAATGGGGGGGGCAAAAAATGCAAGATGGCCGACTGGACTCCCTTGAAGGAAAGAACAGTCTATATCTGGCCTGATGATGACCAGAAAGTCTATGACGAAAAGCATGCCTTGGCTGGCGAACTGAAGCCCGAGCACGAACAGCCGGGCATCAATACAGCCCTGACGATAAAGAATAGGCTTCCGCAAGCTAAAATCATTCGCCCAATGCCCGAGGCCCGGAGCATCAAGCCTGATGGGGCCGATATCGTGGAAGCCCTGTCGCTTCCGGATATCAGCCCCGAGGCTATCGCCGAATATATCCTGACAGCCGAAGAGATCAAGACACCTGCAAAGGAAGCCGCCCAATCCTCGAGACCCCCATCAAGCCCACCGTCAAATCCAATCGATACTGCCCGCGAAGAGCCGGAACCCGAACTCTTCCCTTTCCGAATTCTGGGGGTTGCCGATGACGCAAAGGGATACTTCCTGGACAGGCATGAACGCCTGACATCGATGTCACTCGGCTCGATAACACAGAATAAGCTTTTAACGCTGGCCCCCCTGACTTTCTGGCAAATTCACTTTGCCACTGGCAAGGGCGGCATTATGGGCAAGGATGACTGGATAGCGGCAATTGACGCGGTCATTCAGGTAGCAGGGCAAATGGATTTCGACCCTGACAGGATTCGTGGCCGGGGGGCATGGCGCGAGAGGGATGGCCGAATCTGCTATCACGATGGACTTAATACTCTGGGCGAGACAGGCGAGAATCGCCTGTATTTGCGCATGACCCGCAAGGATATAGGCCTCGGTAGCCCTTTGCCGGAATTGGAGCGTCTGACGGCCATTCTGGACGTCACAGGACAGCTTTCCTTTGAGACCCGCGCCGACATGATTCGCTGTATCGCATGGTCCACGCTGGCCCCCTTTGCCGGGGCCCTCCCCTGGCGCCCCGCCGGACTCTTGACGGGCCGCTCAGAATCAGGAAAATCGACAATTGTAGACATGATAATCAAGCCCCTTTCACTTCCATTCGTATTCTCTGGCGGCGAAACAACCGAGGCTGGCGTCAGACAGACAATCAAGAATGACGCGACGGCCATCGTCATTGAGGAAGCGGAAACCGACACACCGAAGAAGCGACAGAGGCGCGACGATATCCTTTCCCTGATGCGCCAGTCCACCTCGGACGAAACCCCGAAGGCCGCAAAGGGGACCATTGACGGAAAAGGAATGATGTTTACCCTCCGGAGCATGTTCATGTTTGTCGCCATCAGCCCCGAGGTTGAATCTATCGCGGACGATAACCGCCTCTTCCGGGTAAACCTTGAGAAAAACAATAATGACTGGCCCACGCTGAAAAACAGGCTCGGGGAACTTTTGACGCCGGAGCTTTGTTCGTCCATCCGCGCCTTTACATGGTCCAGGATGACGGAAATATTTCGGCTAGCGGATATAATGTCTCCCGTAATACAGAAAGTGACGAACAAATCAAACCGCTATGCCCTGGCCGAAGCCATACTATTCGCGGCCTATCAGATAATCTGGAAGCAGGTCGAATTAAATGAAGATGACCTTTACAGGTTTTTCGAACAAATCTATGACTGGCAACCGCCCGAAGAAAGCCGTGACGAAACCGAAGAGCTCCTTGACAGGCTTCTCGATGAAAGCATTCAGGAAGGCAAAGACAGATATACCCTTCGCGAGATCCTCCAGAAAGCGGACAGAGGGCCGTCAGATCCGGTTTATTTCAAGAGCATCGCGGGCCGTTACGGTCTCGGCCTGACGCCCGATGGCGATCTGGCTATTGCGAAAAATTTTCATGCCATATCCCGCATCATCGAGCGCGGGCGCGGATACCAGCGCATATTCTGGCGGCACCCCCTGCTTATAGCGAAGGGCCGCTCCGTAGCCATAGCGGGGAAGGTCCGCAACTGCCTTGTAATCGATAAAAAGATACTGACCGAGTCAGGGGAAGAGGTTTTCTAAATGAATCATATTGTTGCTTTATCAGGTGGCAAAGATAGTACAGCTATGGCATTACGATTACGTGAAGTAGAACCAAGGCATTATATTTATATTTGTACTCCTACTGGCGATGAATTGCCAGAAATGGATGCGCATTGGCATAATCTAGAGAATAAATTAGGCCAACCAATTATACGTCTTGCAGATAGCGAAAATCCAACGATTTATGATTTAATTGATCAGATGCATATGCTACCGAATTGGCGTGCTAGATGGTGTACAAGAATATTAAAAATTGAGCTTGCTCAAAGATTTTACGAATTAATACATCCGGCAATTATCTACGTTGGCTTACGAGCAGACGAACCAGACAGGAAAGGCAATAAACTTTACGACGAAAATATTCATCAGCGATTTCCCATGCAAGATTGGGGTTGGAGGATTGCCGATGTAAAAAATTATCTGAAACAGAAAAATATTGATATTCCACGTCGCACGGATTGCGCTATGTGTTTTTATCAGCGCATAGATGAATGGTATATGCTTTGGCGTGATTATCCACAATACTTTGAACGCATTGAGGCTATTGAAAAGAAATTGGGTCATACACTTTTAAGTCCTGGCAAATGGAAAAATTGGCCACATGCTTTACATGATTTACGTAAAGTTTTTGAAAGTGGCAAAATTCCTTCCAAAATAATCCATGAAAAAGAAATATGTTCAGATAAATGCAGAGCATGTTCAATATAATTGACAAGATATATATTTATATGTTAAGATAAATCATGCCTGAATACTACCAGATAGAATTCGGGAAACTGAATGGAAACTATAAGGTGCTGTACAAAACACAGTCCGGCAGGGCCGCATGGCGGGCATTTTATGAAACAGCCATAACCTCCGGCGAGAAAAAGCGCATACGTGTAAAGAAAGGGAGGGCGGGGCAATGGCGGATCCTGAAAAGAGAAAGGGCATACTGGACATGAAATTCAAGCGAGGGACAAGAACACTCGTTGCCGCGATAGCCTATGGCATTTCAGTTCTTTCACATCATGTCTCTTCAGGTGAATCGCTTATTGCAGTAATTTTAATCCTGATATTATCTCTGCTAGAGGAAAAACTATGATCAAGCTTCGCCGATTCCTGGGCCTGACAGTTATCAGCGGTACCCGATACGAAATGGACCGCCTGAAGGCGTTAAGCGGGGCATCGCTCAATGATGGCGATGCCGTGGCAGTTGTGCCCGCCTTTTCCCATGTCCATCGCAATCCCCGGCGTAAAGCATTTATCAGATACATTGAGGATCGGGAAGGAGAAAAATAGAAATGATAGGGATAGGACATCACTTGAGGAAGCGTAACCGTGGGAAGAAATAGCCATGCGGCCCATAAGGAAACACGAGACATGAAGTGTCCCGCTTGCGGCTATTCAGCCCAAGTCATCGGCCTTGAGGAATACGGGACATGGACAGCCTTTGAGCCCACGGAAGTAATATGCCCTGATTGCGGCAAAGCACTAGAATAATCCGGGAGGTAAGCTTGAAACTATCAGCAGATAAAATCATCAAAAAGGCATCAATAATGATAGAACTCAAAAAGAGACTTGGTAAGGAAAAGGATATCGCCCTTGCCGATGAGTTCGGCGTCACGAGGCAATATGTTTCATCCCTTAGAAAATCTCTTGGTATTCCTGTCTATAGGGGGGAACTGCATTCAGATAATGTTGTCCTGGTCTCTGCATGCGTAACGAAAAAGGACAGCCAGAGGATGAAAAAGGGCATGAGGAAAACGGGGGAGTCCGGCGTATCGGAATACCTTCGAGATGCCATAAGGCGCAAAAACAGGGAGGTGCTAGGGGATGGATGATATAGGGAAAACTCATATTATTTTGACAGGCCTCGCGGTCCTGATCTTCGGGATTGGCATATGGTTAGGGGCAACAATCGCCCTCAACAAGTCAGGACAACATGAATACAATGCCGTCCAGGCGGCCCTTGCCAATGCTGTTTCGCCCCTGAATTGCGGGGAAAACGAGATCATCGATACCATTCAACGCCTGGCCGAAGCGGGAACACATGTCCGGGGGTACTCAATGCATCTGGATTTAAGCAACGGGGGAGGGGAATGAGAATGAGAATCCAAATAGAAGTCACCAGCTATGGATACGATGGAGAGCATGACGAAAGCTATGATGCCTTGCTATACATGGAGGACGATAACCTCGTGCTGGATTTGGGCGAAAAAAGAGGGGTATTAGAAATTGATAGGGTGGATTTCATGAGAGCGTTATCGGTAGTAGCTCTCAACCACTTGGATATGGTTTAGGAGGAAAGAAATGAAACTAGACCTAAAAGACGCAGCAGGCATTGAGCGAGCAGCCGCGCTGGTGTATGAGGCTGTGACGGGGAAGTGCTGGCATGATGATTTATTTTACATAAGCGGGACGCTTGTCAACTGTCGCAAGTGCGATGAGGTCATTAATATAAGCGTTCACCGTCATGTTAACCCGCCCCTCGCCGCATCTCTTGACGCATGGAGGCCGCTATGGGAAAAGATGGATAGTAACATGCTATGGGAATATTCTCTCGAACTGGCTAACTTAATGACTCCAGAACATGCAGGTTTAGAGCACTCATTGATATCATTTACAATGGGTGATTGCGCTGGCGACCAAGATGATACTCTATGCCTAGAAGCTAGATTTGGGCATCATTTTTTCAGGGCAACCCCACCAATGCATCTTGAAGCCGCACTGAGGGCACTAGGGCTGGTGGAGAAATGGGAGGCAGGGGAATGAACTGCAAAACAGTTGGATGCTTAGAAATTCGCGGTTCGTCTTTTTGTGAAACATGCTCAGATTATACTGAGTCAGAAGAAGCCCAAATACGCAAACATGGGACATTCACGAAAGGCGAAGCTATCACATTAACTCTGGTAGCAATAATATTAACTCTTGTTTCTCCTATAGGCTTGATAGCGTGGCCAGCAGTATTTAGTGTATGGAGGGATTTAAAATGACCGATAACGAGATAATCATAAAGTGGTACGGGAAAAGGAGGTGGAGAGGTGAAAGTTTGCCAAAATTCAAAACATTATTCATGTCTCGCGCATAATTATAAGCGGTGTCATGGCACATGGAAGGAATTTTTAATATGACTAACGCCCAGGAATTCAACACGCTATCCCGCGAGTTCTGCCTGTCACAAGCTGACAAGGTGGTGAATGAGTGCAAGGAGTGCGGGGGGACGGGGATGGTTCATGTTGCAGTAGAACTTGGCGGACTATCACATGATTTCTTTGAATCGTATGATGAAGAACCCTGCCCCTCATGTCAGCGCAAGGTCAAAGAGTGGCGGAAGCTGGCGGATGAGTTCTGCTGGCATAAGATATTGGCAACCGGGAGACTATTAACTGGCGATTATCCCAATCAAGAAAATCCAACATGTCAAGGCGATTGGATGTTAGGCGATATATACGTATGTAATTGCGGATTTATAGGGATAGATTCAACCTCAAGAAAAATTGCAAGCGAAGGCAAATGGGTAGAGCATTCTGGTAATTCTAACCCCACCTACTCTAACCCCGCCGACATAGCCGCCGCACTCAAGCGCATGGGGCTGTGGGATAAGTTTACAACGTGGCTATGGATGAAGTTTATTCCTAATGCAGAGCTTGACCAATATGGGATATTTGATATCCTAACCACCCCCGCCCTATTCCTTGAGGCCGGGAAAAACTTCTTGCGGGAGGTTGTGGGGCAACCATGAGACTTCGGCCCTATCAGCAGGAGCAAATGGACGGTGCCCGGAGGGTATTATCAAGGGCCAGGTCCGTTCTGCTTCAGGCCCCTACCGGCTCGGGGAAAACCGTTCAGTTTACCGAGATCACTTCCAGGACCACGGCCAATGGTCACAGGACATGGATTATTGTCCCGCGCAATGAACTTCTGAAGCAGGCCAGCGAGCATCTGGCGAAATACAAGGTCCCCCATGGAGTCATAGCCGCCGGCATGAACGAAAGCAGGGCCTATAAGGTCCATACGGTATCCAAGGATACTCTGATTCGACGGTATGAAAAAATCAAAAACTGGCCGGATCTGCTGATAATGGATGAAGCCCATTTGTATCTTGACCGCCAGATCGAGATTGCCTCCCATCTCCCGGAGAGCACAAAGATAATTGGGTATACCGCCACGCCCGAACGGCTAGATGGCCGGGGACTTTCCACGGCCTCAGGGGGCCTTTATGACGAGATAGTTTATGGACCTGATATAGCGGATCTGGTTGAAATGGGTTATCTCTCGAATATGAGATACTTCTGTCCCCCGCTCGAAGGATTAAAAGAGCTCCACCGCCGGGGGACGGAATTCAATCCCGACGAGCTTGATGCCTTTCTGCAGAGGCGCAAGATATATGGCGGCGCAATTCAGCATTACAGGGAGCATGCCCATAACAAGGCCGCCCTGGTATTCTGCCGCTCCGTGAAGGCCGCTGCCGAGACCGCCCAGAGGTTCAATGATGCTGGCTATGCCTTCGAGAATATAGACGGGAAAATGTCATATGCCAAAAGGAAAGGGCTAATAGACGCCTTGCGCACCGGAAGGCTCCACGGCCTCACATCCTGCGAGCTCATCACCTATGGCTTGGACGTGCCGCGTGTGGAATGCATAATCATGTTGAGGCCCACGCTTTCCCGGACGCTCTATTTTCAGATGATAGGCCGGGGACTCCGCCCTTCGCCCGGAAAGAATCATTGCATTATCCTCGATCACGTTGGAAATCTCCAGGAGCATGGCCATCCGCTCGAGACCTATGATTGGCAATTCCATGGGCGCGAGAAACGCAATAACAGGGAGGGAGTATCCAAATCCATCCTGAAGCTATGCGATACCTGCTTCCTGTATTACGAGGGCAACAAATGCCCCTATTGCGGCGGCCAGAGGGACGGCAGAAAAAGGGCTGATTTACAGGAAGTGGACGGCAGGCTCATAGAGGCGAAGGGCCCCGTCGAATTGAAGGCGCGGCCCATGGAAGAGCAAAGGGAGATAACCGACCGTATCAACGAGCTTTGCGAGCAATGCCAGATAAGGCCCGACGATAATGTTCTGGAACTGGATCTAAGCGTTGTTTCCGAACTTCTGAGCATAGCCGCCGCCCTCGGCTATGATGAAAAATGGGTCTATCACAGGGTTTCAAACGGAAGCATGGCCATAAACTATCCCCTGCTTCATGCCATAGCAAAAGTCAAGGGTTACAAGCCCGGATGGGCATGGTACCAGGGAAAGGAACTGGGCGGCAAGAAAGAATACAGCAGTACAGGAAAGGAGATACGGAAATATCATGGATAAATTCACAATAAGGGGGGCTGCCATAATGATATTCTATCTGGCACCCCTGACGATAATTCTGGAAATGATCGTGCGTCTCGGAAGGCTTATCAAGAGGATCTATAAATTGCTGCATATCGCCGGCGAGCACCTGGCGCGGCATATTAACGATATCATGATCAGGTATAATTTGTCTTGAATAAAATATGATTGAAGGGGGAAACTACCATGCAGGGATTATCTTCGAATCACATTAAAATAGCCTCCCATGCGCTCAAGGAGGCTTCCAAACGCCTTTTGTGCCTTGGACAGATCGCCGGACACCTTGACTTCCATACCCGTGAAAACCGCGACTCTCTGGCCTACCATCTCGGGAGTGATCTCAATGGTGGTCCAGCCGCAGATATCCGGCCATCCGTCGGGGGCGGCATGCAGCGGGCGGGGAGTCTCAATTACAATCAGGGAAGGTTCACGTCTTAATATCTTGCCGGCCCATCCCATACCGGAATTGATTCTGAAGAGCCTTTGATCCGGGGGGACAGCGGCAAGTATCTCTCTTATCTTGTCGCCTTCGCGCATTTACTATTCTAGCATAAAAGTTGAGGCCGGAAGCTCTCGCAAGCTATCCGGCCTCAAGCTGCCGTAGGAGACGGTAATTGATTATATCATATCAGGCGGCAAATAAGGCCTCGATTCTTGCCATTTCGTCCTGATACCATTTCTGCGCTTGTTTCAGGGCCCCTGCATCTCCCTTGATCTCGAGCTCGGAGCGAAGGGATTCCGCCGCCTTGAGGGCCTGCGATTCCCTTTTCTCTTTTTCCCTTGCCCTGGCATCTTCGGGAAGGGCGGCAATAATATCCTTTTCAATCTCAAGCCATTGGGCTTCTGTCATTTTTTCATCCAGAACCGCATCGGAGGGTACCTTGTCGCCGAGCCTGACAATATCCGTGCGGCCCCACTTGCCTTTTACCTTGCGGAAAAAGGTTTTTCCCCGGTGGTCCTCCACGGTCGAACCCTCAAGGGTTATGTATGTACCCTGGGGACGCTTTTTTACGGCATCCAGGAGCTTGTGGGCCTCAGAGGCTACCACGATAACTTCCCCGTTTCTCGGCGTGAAATAGACAGCATTCTCGCGCTTCAGGGAGTCTATTTTTTCCTTGAGGGCGATGGCCAGCGGCCTTGCCTCTTCCTGGCGGACCTGCATCCGGGCCTGGGCATCCTTGTAGGCGGAAGCGTCCCCCTTTTTCTTGGCCGTTATCATGGCTTCGCAGGCATCGGCGAATTCGGCCTTTTTGGCCTCGACCGCCTTCCATTCGTCGGTTTCCTTCAGAATCACGGAAACCTTCCGGTTAGTTTCCACCGGGTCGATCGTCGGGTTATCGAAGCCTATGATTATTTTATGGCCGTCCACTTCCTGATATAGAACCGTTTTGTTCTGCATGCTGTCCTTCCTTTCTAGTACCAGATAACATATTTTGTTGAAACATTGATCATGCGCGTTTCGGAAGATGTGCGCGGAGTGCCGTTAACACCGTCGGTTTTCGGCAACGAGGTTTGTCCCTGCGATGTCGGGCTTATAACAGAAGCGTCCGGGCGGACTGTAGCTGATCCAGGAACCTCGCTAGTAATAGCGCCATATATCCACATTGTAGTCGCGGTGTAGCCAATTCCATTATAGAACAAGTGCCCCTGGAAGGCGTCATTCTGCACGTCTCCCAGATAACGGCTGGCGCCATCGGGGTCCACGCTGGCGGCGGTATCCAGGCCGCGGGGAACATATCCCCGCCTGTCCGGCAGGATAAGGTAAGCCCCGGCTGTGTTGGGAGTCGTGCCTGCGGCATCATCGGCATGGTAATAAAATCCACCGCCTGCGGCCACGGCTGCATTATTTGCATCCCCCACATAGACAGCGGCGTCAAGGTCGGGATAGTTTGCCCTCAAAATGCCTTGGCCGGTGAGTAAAAGGCATCTGTGTCCCGTTGTCCCCGGATCGTCTTTCAGATTCCATTCCGTCACTATGCCCGGAGGGGCCCCGAATCCTTTCTGAAGGGCTTCTTTTGTCTGGGAAGCCGAGGCGGATTCAACGACTCCGTTGGGCGTAAGCCCGGCATGATCAAGTATCATCTGCTGAAACCCGAACATGTAATTATCAATCATTGTCGCGATGAATTCCGTCCCATCCTGTGCTCCCGGGGCCGATACGTCAATTGCCCCCGAATCAGGGAAAGCATTACCGTCATAATTGAAAACTGCCGCTATATCAATAGCCATGCCTTATTCTTGCCTCCCTAGTATAAGATAACCCATTTTGTGGCTATGTTGATCATGCGCGTTTCGGAAGATGTGCGCGGAGTGCCGTTAACACCGTCGGTAACTGGCGATGTGGTCTCAACCCTTGGATCTGTTTTTGTGCCTCCCCACGTCATGTCATTACCATTTGCGCTTGCCCCGGTTGCATTCGTATCAACCGCTATCTGGTCTGTCCCCTGAGTCGTCTGTATATTATGCCAGTGTCCCTGAAGGGCGTCATTCTGTATGCTTCCGACATCCCGGCTTGCGCCGTCTGGGTCCACGCTGGCGGCGGTATCCAGGCCGCGGGGGACATATCCCCGCCTGTCCGGAAGGATAAGATAAGCCCCGGCGGTATTGCGGCTCGTGCCTGCGGCATCGTCGGCATGGTAATATGCGCTAGCGGTAGGGTTTGCGGAGTCCCCCACATAGACAGCGGCGTCAAGGTCGGGATAGTTCGCCCTCAAAATGCCTTGGCCATTCAGCAGAAGACGTCTCCGGCCCACCGTTGCGGGGTCGTCGGCTAGGTTCCATTCCACTATCTCGCCCGGGCCTATGAAGCCCTTTTGTATGGCTTCGAGCCTCTGCGATGCTCCGGCGGCCTCTGTAACGCCATCCGGCGTAAGTCCGGCATAATCCATGAGGGCCTGGTTAAATCCCCATAGATCGTCAATAAATGCCTTGACGAATTCCGTCCCGTCCTGAGTGGTGGGCGTCGTCGAATTTATCCCCTTGGTATTGGGAAAAGCCGCCCCATCAGTATAAACAAAGGTTGTAAAATAATTAACCATGATGCTTCCCTCCGTTAAGCATAATAAACTATCAGGGCCGCCCACGTATAGAGCGGCTTGTACTTCAGTATGAGGCTCTTGAATTCGGATTCCCTGGCGACATCTATCTCGGCGAAATTTATTCCTGTCAGGGATTGCTCGTCGCTCCGATAGAATTCCACATCATCCATATATGCAATACCAGTCGGAGTCCCATCCCATAGCTGCTTTATTCGTATCTTTGCTGCTGTCAGGGGGATATCGAAATCCTGTCCAGCCCCCGCCCTACCGATGGTTTTTGTTGTCTGCTCATAACCGCTTGTAACCGCAGTCTTTGTCAGAAGCGTTATTGTGGAAATGAGCATATCATCGCTGTCCCTGAATTCAAGGACATTCCTGTAATTGCCAGCCGTATAGGCATTCACTTCATTTTGCGCCTTTACGGTATAGGAGTGGAAGGGATTTATATCATAGGAAACGCCTTCGGCCCCATCTGTATTCGCGCCGGTTGCTTCAAGCCTGGAGGCGTATTCGCCCGAACTGACATTAAAAGCTCTGCAGGTCCATGTTACGGTACCGTCCACCACCGTGTTTCCCGGTGTCGTGGGCCATATCGGCTCGGCCCCTCCGGAAGTCCCGGCCACCGTCACTTCATACTTGAAGCCGTTATTGACAGTGGGGACCCTGAAATCCCCCAAGACATATGCTGTTGTGGCCGCCCATTGCGTATAGCCTGGATATCCCTCGAGCGTGGCGTTATTCTGCGTCCATTCATCGAAATTGCCGAATTCAAAACCGCCATTCAGCAGGAGTTCTATAAAGCCGTAAGTGGCCGCGCCCCCAACAAAGAACACGAAAGGCCAGTATTTGGGGTCCGTGGGGATATCATAGACTTTCTTTTCGCTCTGAGAAGTTATATACGAACCGGAAAATCCATCGCCCGACCACATTGCTCCGGACAGCGAATCATAAACTTTCTCTGTTGAAAATATATCGCCATTTACCAGGAGCTCGCCTATGCTTTTGCTGGCGAATGCTCCGGACATTCCGGCATATCCGGTCTCGCCTCCGGCCCACATGGCAAAGCCTCCACTAATGAAAATAGCCGGGTCCACCGCCGGGCTATTCTGATAAACATGCACATCAAAACCTGAATTCTGGAGCGCGGTTTCAAGATCGTCATCAGTCCCATTGCCATTTTTGTTATAAACCAGTTCCGCAAGCCTCTGGCGTCTGGTAGCCTCTGAGATATTGCTATTAAAGGGAAAGCCGAATTCCCTTTCCAGGTCCGCCAGGATAATCGTCTTGTTTGGATTCCTCAGGTCCGAAAGCTGCGAAAGAAATGTCCGGATGACTTCGTAATTATCGCCCATACCTTCGAGCAGAAGATCAAGATCGCCATCCTCTTCGGGTTCCCAGACAGAACCTTTCGGCTCTAAATCATTTATCATTGCGCGTGTGAGCCTAGACATATGATACCGATATAAGCTTTGCGAGTTCGCCGGCATTAAGGATGTAATCCGTAAGAAAAACGCCTATCACTATGCCGAAACCGACCTCTTCAGCCGTGCCGCCGCTTGTGCTCAGAACATCCTGGACCACATTGGATATCGTCAGGTCGGTTATCTTGTCTTCCCGGTCGAGCACACTGTCAAGCCCATCAACAAAAGGCTTTATGCGAAGGAAATAAGCCGTCAGGGCATCCAGTATTTCCGTTTTCACATCCGATTCGATATCGGGAAGTACGGAAAGTCCAGTTATCCGCACATAAAAACCTGTGCGATAAATGGATTCGACATAAAGGGTATCGTTTGTCAGGCCCAGAGGTTGCCTTGAAAGCCCCGTTATCGGATCCGTTATGATCGTTGCCCGGACCTCATCAAGCAGGGATTGCGGGGCGATGCCGTCAGGGTCGATTGTGGTATCAGCCTCTATGTAAATCGTCCTGTCTGGCGGGTTTTCCTCGAGAAGCAGGGTCACGGGCTTTCCGGAATAAGGATATGCCCGGGCGACTCCTGCGACTTCCTGCGCCCACAAGCGGAAATCAGCCGTGTTGCCGCCGCCAGTTACCGCCCTTATGGCGTCCAGGATTCTTATCTTGTAGGCGGCGTCCGTCTCTTTTTCCGCCCCGGTATTCAGGATGGCCGTTGTCTCGCCGGTTATCACTGCAACCGTGGCCACGGTCTCAGCCCCGGCAACCTGTGTCCCGATGGAAAGGGTATCTCCAGCCTGGAGATTTCCGATGGCTCCTAGTTCTTCCGCCGTCAATATCATCTCCGCCACTCCGGATGTCGGGTCTCCGATCTCATAGGACGAATCCAGAAAGTATCTGACACCATTGGCGTCCCCGATGAAATCCACTGTCTGGGGTATTATCGTCGTATCTATTCCCGGAAGTGTAGCCGTCAGGACAGTGGCCTCGGCGGCCTTGCGCGTGATATCGTATTCCTCGCCTATAGCGTCAAGTCCCTCCCCAAATGCCGATATCGCCAGAATCTGTTTTGCCTTGTAGGCCGCATATTTGTAAAGAGATGTAAAGGCAATGCCTTCGATAGCAGAAAGCACCCGAAGGAAAGCCTTGTCATTTAGCGGGCTTGTTTGTGAGAGCTTGCCTTCTAGATTGGAAAGGAATTGATCTATTATTGCCTGCGTTGTCGGAACATTAAAGGACATATCTCTTCACCGCCTCATACTCATATTCTTTTATGCGCGGGATTCATTGCCTGCGCCTGCCAGTTCAAACCGTTTCTTGTTAATATCAGGGTGCGGATATCCTGTCCCGGGGGTTCGATAAGTATGGTTATCTCGAGCCTGTCAGATACCGGATTGATGGCCGTGGCAGTTACTTTCCCGAAGGCCGGAGACTCCAGGGCCCTGACTGCGGCCTGTTCGATATCAGTCAGGGATTGAAGCGTTATGGGTTTTCTGGTAGCTTCAAGAAAATCAGAGCCTATCTTCTGATCCGGGTTCTGGAAGAATATATTCCCCGCCCATCCGGGCATGGTGAACAAGGCTATGATGGCATGGTTTGCGAATCCCTGATCCATGACCGGCTGGCCGCCCTTGAAGGTAAGGGTCGAACCGTCCGGCCCGAGCGTCAGATATGGGTCCCCCGAGAAGATATCAATCATAATATTCTGATTCAGCCTCTTTCAATATTGGACATTGCAGATGATAATTAACGCCTTTGGTGCAATTAGAACAAACACCAACAAAATTTAAAAGTTTGCATTTTCTTTTCATATATACGATAAATGGATTACTCATCAATCACCCTCAAAACCTTCCAGTATGAAATCTATCATGCCGTTTATCTTGCCCCATATCCATTTTAAAGTATGCATGATATTTTACCGCTAATTGCTCGGCTGCTTTCTTTAATATTTCACGACGCTTACCATCAGGCAATTCATGAATATGAACAAAAAAATATTTTTGGGAGATATAATCAGCATGTGAATATACCAATCTTCTTACCATCATGGCAGTTTCACCTCGTCAACCTTGGCCCCCGAAAGATCAAGGGTTATTGTGCCCGGAGTCCCCGAGCCGTCCAGCTTTCCCGCCAGGGCAGTGTTTATGGCCGCCACAAGGCCCTGGAGTATGGTATTGAGAGCATCGAATCTGACTGCGAAATCACTGTTTCCATTGACCTCTATTATACCAGAGGCCAGCAGTTTTATGAATGCCGAACTTCCCTCGATATCGATCTCGCCCGTCTTGAGTAGCTTGATAAATGCCTGTATCGCACCCGCATCGTCAAGGGAATATATTCTCTTTTCACCGGTATTCATTGCCGGGACAATCCCGTCATCGGCCCCTATGGCTATCTTGTAAGAACTTCCGATAGTGAAAACAAATACTTTTGTCCCGTTTATGGGATTTTCATCCTGTCCCGGGATAGGGACATACTCGACTGTCTGGATATCGTCGGGGCTTGACATCTCCACCTGCAGCATGAGGCGGCTGGTGGTCCCGTCACGGTTTTTCTTTATCTCGCGGCCACGGACTATGCCTGTTTTGGATGCCAACCGATATCCTCCCATGTCAGATGCTCTATTTTCATGCCTGTCTGCTGTGCGTTCCTGTATTCGCGGAGTGCGCCCGGGCTGTGCTCCCAGTCCGGAAGGAAAAAGGCCGTGCCTCCCCTGCAAACCCACATCATCGCAAAACAGATGGACATGTAATCCTCATAATCAAAGCCATCCGGCATTATTGCGGGCGACATGACAACGTAACCCCTTGTCCTGAGGTATTCAGCGGCCCTGGAAAATTTGTCCCGGTATTCCGGATCTCCAGTAATTTTCCCGGCGATGTATGCTTTCTTATTCAGGCCCATGGTTCGATTATCTCCCCTTTTGTATAGACTTGAGGCGGGATAATATTCAATGTGGCTGTCTTTTCGTTTTTGGTTTCTTCGAATTCGACTGAGCGAATAAGGAAATCAAAACCCTTCGGGACATGGATTGAAGGGCTGATAACCGTTATTTTCTGGTTAGGCTTCCATATCTTGCCGGTGCGAGGATTCAGCCAGCCCACAACCGGGACAGGGATGGTAAGGGCATCTGCAAGGGTTTTATTGCGCTCCCATCTTGCTGCGGTTTCTATTTCTCCGGCCACGGATTTTTCAACCCTGAATGTCTTTATCCTCGACCGGGGGACGCGGTTATCCTTGGATATGCCTTCGTTATTCCCGAATGGGGTCGTGTTGATCGCCCTGTAAGTATTGAAACGCTCCCTTCCATTGAATTCGGCCTTAAAATCCCTTACCAGGGGACTTCCCTCTTCTATTGTAGCTATTGATGCGCCTCTTACATTCGCGCTTGTAAAAAGGAGATTTCCTTCGGGCGTCGATGATATCAGGATTCCCCTTTCCTTTGCAAGCTTCTTTAGATGGTCGAAGATGGTATCGGATTCATTCGCAGTTACCCGGTCGAACACCCCGCCGGGCGGAGTATCGAATACCGCCTTTATCCCGTGGGGCCTGACAAGTTTTTCGGCCCGCTGCTGGAGAGTGACGCTGTTTTCCTCATATGGGGGCCGCAAGGTAGAATCTATCAGGTCAGCGGTCCGGGACCATCCGGCGAGCTCCTTTATCGTACCTTCGCCACTAAGGGAAGACGCCACATTGTAAAGATATCCGGAAATGAGAAGTTCCCCTCCGATATAGACTTTTGCGGGCGGATACGCATAGGGCAACAGCCTGGAGTCAAGGGCTGGATCTTCGCCGGGGTTCCATTGAAGGCTTGCGGTCCATCCGTCCGAGGCGGTATCCATTGTAAGCATTACTCTGGACGAATATGATCTTATTTCGAGGCCGTCAATAACAATCGAAAGCTCGTCTGCATCTTTTCTTGCAAGCGGCCTATCCTGTGCCTTCAGTTCGGGGATATCGGGAATAAAGACGATCTCGCCCGGATAAATCAGATCGGGGTTGCCGGAGCGGAGGCGGGACTGATTGGCCCTCCATATTATCGGCCAATAACCCGCACTACCATAGGCCCGCCTCGATACCTGTGATAAGGTATCTTCGTCCTGAATGGCATACTGCTTTCCCGGGATAGGCCTAGACATAAACGACGATCTCCCTTCCCCTCGGCATTATCAGGTACTCGTCGCCCTGGATAAGATTTGAATCCAGAAACAGATCCAGATTCGAATCATTTTCCCCGAGGTCTCCATATTCCTCGATTGTGACCATGACTGGATTGCGGTCCCTGTCAAGCGTGAACCGTTTTTCCGTCTTGAGATCGAAGATGGAACGCAGGAGATAAGTTATCGTAAGTGCGACAAGGATAGAAGTAACCCCATGTGTCTGTGACTGGGAAAAGTATTGTTTGTCTATTGACTGATCTTCAAAAAGCTCCTGTGTAGCGTCCAGGGTATCTATTATCCCCATGTAGCGGTCCAGATTGGTCTCTATGACTTCCACGGCTTCCGCCCTTGATAACAGGTCTCCAGTGCTGGAAATCTCTGTTATGGATGTCATGGCCGCTATCAGGGCAAGTTCCTGGATCGCCACACGGTTATATGCAGGAGTCCCCGGAGCCTCGGGCGTCAGGGAAAAGGATATCCCATCAATAAAGTTTCCATAAGCGTCAAGCCGTGTTTGCACATCCTGAATCGCCCTGGCCGGCAACTGTATAAGCTGCTGAAGCTGGCCGGCAACGGCTATGACATCCAGAGGGACCACTTCAAGGACGGCATTTATATCCCGCTTGATGGCCTCGATCGCAGAGGTTATTGTCGCGGATATCGCGGAAATGCCCTGGAGAAATGATTCGACATTCGAGACCACATTGGAAACGGCATCCCGGAATTCGGCTATATCAGCCGCAATCGCCTGAAATGCAGATTGCTCAAGCTGATTCGTGGCCGTCTCGTTTACGGTTTCCGCCTGCGTTGCCACATTCGATTGGGCTTCGGGGGCGGACGGCGGGATCGCCGAAGGGTCCAGGGGTTCTATCCATTCGGTGTCAACAGTGGTCACGTTTCCGGAAGATATGGGCTGGTCGTTCATGGCAAAAGACAAGGGCTGAAGCTTTTTCAGTCCATGCACCGGATGAATCACTTCCCATACGCCGCGCTCGGATAATGCCTTGAAAAACCTGTCCGATTCCAGGTCGTTGTCCGGACCTTCGAAAATAAGCGTAAGGGTATAGGCGGTGGACGATGTTCCGAGATCCTGCACGATCGAGCCGTCAACGCCGGGAAAATCGAAGACGCCTATTTTTTTCGGTTTCGACCGGGGATCTCCTATCCATCGGGGAGTAAAGACTTTCCCCTCAGGCGAAGTAAGTTGTATATTTTCCCGCAGGCGCTCCCTGTATGACATTATGCCCCCATGTAATCCATGTTGATCTCGGGAGCTCCTGCCGTGGCTTCGGCGGTTGTGCCCGGTGGAGCCTTGATATTCACGCCCACATTAGTTTTTACATTCACGCCCTGCCTGGCGGCGGCTTCCGCCTGATTGGGGGCCTCCCTTTTTGCCGGTTCCGCCCTACCCTCCGCCTTGGCCTGAAGATTGGCTTGGAATGTCTCTATTGATTGTATGGCCTTGTCGATGCCGGACACATCCCGCCCGAAGAAAGCCCCGACTTTCCTGAATCCTGTCAGGATACCTTTTATGAGTCCTCCCCATGTTGTCGCCAGGACGGAAATCCATTTGAAGAAAAGCTTTTTCACGGCTTTAAACATTATCTGCCAGCCGAGCTTTATTTCATCCCACCAGTTGATTATGAAATTGGCAAGCAATGCAAGGCCGACGATAATGGCCGTTACCGGATTTGTTAAGGCAACTATCTTCTGGGCTATTGCGACAAGCTTCATGACACCTGCATATGCGGTCCATGCCCCTATCAGAATGGCTATTGTGGGGGCCAGCGGCTTTATGACTTCCCAGAGGTTCCTGAATATATCAACCGCCATCCCTATCCCGAAGATAATGGGCTCGGGATCGAATTTTCTTATTGATTCTGTCAAGGCATCTATGGCGGCTTTCCCGTTCACTTCAAATGCTTCGACTACCTTGAATCCGAATTCAGTCGCCGCGCTCGCAAGGGTTTTCAGTCGGTTCCCTATAGACTGCCTCAACCGCTCCGAAGTCTTCTCGGCGGTGCCTGCGGCGTTATTCAGAATGTCCTCGAATTTATCTATACCCTCGAGCGATTCAATAAGATTCTTGGCCCCGGCAATTGCCCTCTTGCCAAAAAGGGCATTGAGAACCTTTGCCTGTTTCACCTCTCCGACTCCCCTTAACCCCCTCTGTACTTCCCCGAGAATGGCGGTTATCTTTTTCATATTGCCGGTCCCGTCATCCGTGGTTATATTGAGATAGTCAAGGGCATCCTGGACTTCTCCTGTAGGGGCCGCAAGCCTTAACATGGCATTTTTCAATGCCGTGGCCCCATCCGTGCCCTTGATACCGGCATTTCCGAGGGCGGCGGTAAGGGCGGCGGTTTCCTCAAGGGATGCGCCGACAATCCTTGAAACCGGCCCTGCTGTCTTCATGGTCTCGAACATGCTCTCGACGGTGACGTTCGCGCTATTGGCTGTTTTAACCAGCACATCATTAAGCCGGTTGAGATTCTTTATTTTCTGGGCTGTGTTTTCCACGTTGAGTCCGAAAGAGCCGAGAAGATCCGAGCTCCAATCCGCCACGCTGGCGAAATCCTCCCCGCTGGCAGTGGCAAGATTTATCATGGAATCAAGACTTCCCATGGCCTCGCTGGAAGTAAATCCCGCCCTTGCCAGGAAGTCCAGGGCCGCAGCGGACTGGGCGGCTGTGTATTCCGTGGTGGCCCCGGCCTCGCGGGCCCTGTCGCGTATCTTGGCAAGCTGTGCTTCAAAATCTGCTGCCTCAGGCCCTATGTCTTTGAATCTGGCAGTGGCCCCGATGGCGGCCTGATCGAAATCTATGAATTGGCCTGTTACGGAACCTATGCCGCGGGAAAGCTGGCCGAGGCCTTTTGATACGGCCCCGGCCACTAGAATGCTTTTTGTAACATCCCGGAAGCGGGAGGCGGCTTTAGTGGCATCGCGAAAATTCTTTTTGGCTGTACGCCCGAAACGCAAGGCGCCCTTTTCCATGTCCCTGAAGGACTTGGTTACTTTGTCCTTTGCGCGAAACGATGTAAAAACGGAAAAGTCAGCCATTATCAACTCCGCTTGCCTTTGGCGTTTTCGGCTTCCCTGATCTCGGCCCGCTCCATGAGCTTATGCCATCCATCAAAATACCTGAGATCGTCATAGTCAGCCGCCCTGATCTCGGACATGGGCTGTCCACGATAGAACATATTGCCCATGAACTGATCCATTCTGGGTGCTACACAACTATAAAAAGCTGGCCTAACCTCTGGAAGATGGATATATCCACCGGATCGAGCTTCATCAGGGCTGAGGCTGGCACGCTGCCGAGGGCGCCCATGAAGGCGCAATCCTTTTCAAAGCCTCCCTTGGCCTTGTCACGCTCCTTCATCGCGAATCCGGTAACTCTCTTGTAGATGATGGAAGTGGTCTCTCCCTTAGGATGGACAAGGTTATGCTGGACCTCCCCATTGTCGAGTATCTCGACATGGCCCGCCCTTATGGCCCTGACAAGGCGGTTAATGACTGTTGCGACCCACTCAGGACCGTTCTCGATAGCGAGATCGTTTTTGTCAATATCGTATGAGTCCAGGAGTTTCTGCATCTGATCCCGTGCGGCTTCCTCTGACAGCTTGAATTCTGGCATCCTTTAAGTCTCCTTTCGATTGTTTGTGATAAGCGATGGCCCGATACGGCGGGAATACGGGCGGCCAGGTTCACTAACGAGGGGAAAGGTACCCCCGCCCGCCATTCGCCCCGAGACACTGGCCATTATCATCGCATATCGTCTTTGTTTATGCTGCAAAAAGCTCCCATTCTCCCGAAGACGGGATCATGGTCACTTCGACGCTGTGCTCTTCGCTCTCGTAATTGTCAAGGCTGATTGTCCCGTCGGATCTCCAAACGGACCCATCGGCCATCTCGTAAGACATGGGAAAGTTGTCAAGCCTGTCCGAGAGCCCTTCGAGAATTTCGTATTCCGCCGGGGTGCATAGGAGCTTGACTCCCTCCACGTTGGACGCCGCCCGCGTCACCTTGACGCTGTTGCCGCCGCTGTGCGGCACGGCTTCCTTCTCGAGCTTCGGGGTCCGGGCGAAATTGGCATCCGCGGCTGCCTTGAAGGAAAGTCCGTCAATCAGAACTTTTCTGATACTTCCAGATCTCATGTTTTAAACCTCCCTTACTGTAGTACCGCGAAGCTGGTATCGAATTCTATCATGGCATCCACGATATTGCCGACACCGGAAAGGATTATCTTCGTGGTTATGGTGAAGCCGTCTCCGCCCGACCTTACCGATACGCTTCCGGCTTCCTTGAGGGCATCGATGGAATACTGGGCATCAGCAATCCAGGCCTTGCCCTCGAATGCCCTGTAAAGGGCGACAAGATCGTCCTTTACGGAATCCACGTCCCGGGCCTTGGTCCTGTCAACCGTGCTCGTGACTTTCGTAACGTCATTGACTATGGCGATGCCCTGCCATTTTTCCTGCTCGAAATTCACGCGCATGGTATTCGTAATGTTCTGGAGCTTGCTGATATTGACCATCTCGCGATAGCCATTGCTGTCCACCGAAACGCTGTCGGGCCTGTAGAATGTTACGACATTCTGAAGATACACATTCCCGGATTTCACGCGGGTGGGGCTGATTCCTCCCTTTACGGCGGTATCGCGGTTATCGTAATCGCTGGTCCAGCGGTCGGCCTTCGTGCCCGGCCAGATGCCTTCGAGCATGATATCCACATAATGCTGCGCGGCCCTCTCCTGGTTTATGCGGGCCATATGGCCTATGGCCAGGGCCGCTATCTCCGAAGGATGGCTTTCGCTGTCGGGGACAACGACAACACCGTTTGCCCTGTCCGTCTTGCGGGCATCCGCAATAGCCTGAAGGGCGATAAGCCCCGCGCTGCCGGCGGTAACATCGCCCGTGAGGGCCCTGAAAGGCCGCGAGACCGTCTTTGCGTAAAGGCCGGTGGTGTCATTGCCTGCTCCGACATAAGTGCTTATGACGTTAAGCACAGTGGCGTCAACGCCATATCCATGAACAACATCCGTGAAGTAAGCCTCGTTTGCGTCATCCCCGGTCCCGAGGCCATCCAGGGCGGTGGAGATGTCTGGATTCGTCGCCCCGCTGGCCATGTCCGTAATGGCCACTGTCACGCCAGTGGGCAAGGACTGGTTGACGTCCAGATTGAAGGCGATGGAAATATTGTTTCCCTCGGGGCCCTTTGACTTTGCGGTCACATCCACCTGCGAGGTCGTGACACCGTTAACCACCGCCGTGACGGGGAGCTCCTTGATAGCGTTTATGGCCGCCACGGTATTTGTGGCAAGGTTATCGGCGGTATCGCCATCCGAGACGGCCACTGTCACGAGAAGCCCCGCTATGTAGAGATAAAGGGTGCCCGCGAGGACTCCGTCGGATCCGGCGAAATCGAAATCCCCGGTAGCCGCCACGGCCCCACCCGCCTCGCTCTGAGGCTGGACATATACAGGTACGCCCCGGCCCCCCTCGAAAGCCCTTACCGCAAGGCGATGGACCATGAAGCCGAAACCGAACTGGTCTCCGGCGTCTTCCGCGCTGAGTACCTGGACGGGAACCTCATCGACAACTGCCGTCTTCAGAGGGTCGTATGTCCCGATAATGAGAATCTTTCTCGGCAGGGTCTCGGCGGCGGGCTGGAACTGTACGTTCTTGACGCCCACGCCGACCGCCGCTGCCCTTGATGTGCTGTCTAGTGGCATTGTGAATCCCTCCCTATGGCGTTGTAACCTGAACGCCGGTTTTTTCTACATCATCGCCAACAAGATCAATGTTGGCATCAAATACCTTATTGCCGAACGCCCGAAGGTCTTCACCTGTTATGGTTTCTTCTATACGGCATGTCAGGCGCATTGAAGCCGTTATGACAAGGAATTCCCCATCGGGCTCCGGCGAATCCTTGCGTATCTGGTCTACCCATCGCCCGGCAACCAGTTTCAGGTTAGGCCTGTCTGCGGGGGGATTCAACCCGAACTGCTCATTTCGGGCATCCATGAGGACTTGATAGACAACATCAATAAGATCGTCCATCTGGCGGTCCCCTTCCGCTCCCGCCTCCGATAACTGCCTCAGGGCTTTAGCCTTTTCGTTTTCCGTCGCGGTTTCGCTTGTCAGAGTGGACAGGTCCACCATGGCCGGAGTCGCGACGGCAAGCTCGATCAGGAATGTGGTTTCATGACTCACATCCCCATAAGACTGCCCGTGCGATTTGGAAAATTCGCCCTCAGAATAGTATACCGTGACCTGGCGGTTAGCGTTTATCTTCTCGGCTGAATCCCGGTGCTTCTGGTGCCCTATGGTTATGTAGCGGCCAGATTCCGCAGGCACCAGGACATTATTTATAATGGATGTCTTGAGAAGACGGAAGAGCATCATGTCTGCTGCTCCGCCTTTACCGGGTAAAGCCTGATGAATCCGATGGCGCTTATTTCCGTTGCCCTGTCAGAAGTAAGGGCGAAATTCTTCATCTCCGCCGTCAGACTGGGTTCCGTGGGAAATCGAATCAGCCAGTTCTCGCCGTCCGCCGGGACGCGCTCGAGGCTGCTGATGCGAAGGACAACCGTTGGAGCCCCAACGACAAGGGGCTGTCCGGTCTCCGGAGAGAAACGGACAGTGTTCCGGTGGACCTGGCCGTAAAGCGGGATGGGATTCTGAGGGTCGGGACTATTAGCGGATGTCTTGTATTCCTTGCCGTCCGGCCCTGTCAGTTCGACTGGCAGACCCCAGTTTTCAGGCCGCTCGAGTGTGACGGCCAGATCCCTTTCCATTTGCTCGCGGAGATTCACTTTCCGGAACTGTCCTTGTCATCCTTGCCAGAAGGCGAAGGCTTTGCATTGGGCTCGGGAGGGGACGGCTTTTCTTCCGCCCCCTCCACCTCTTTGGCTTTGAGCTTATGGCCTCCGATAATGACGGTTTTGCCGCCCTCCAGGGCCTTCATGACGCGATCCCTGTCGGCCTTGTTTTTGGGTCCGGGATAAAGGCGCTCAACAGTCGTCCTGACATTATCGGGGACTACATAGACGGCCCCCATTACTGCCCACCCCCGGGCTTCGTGAGCTCTTCGACCTGCGCCTCAAGCTCCTTTATCCGGGCTTCCCGTATCTCGATGATATCGTCAAGACTCTTGATCTCGGCCTCGAGTTCGCCTACACGCTCCACGGCCTCTTCGCCGGCCTTTTTAAGCCCGTCGATCTCGGCCTGTTTCTTGGGGCATTCCTTGCAGGATGCCTTGCCCTTGCTGGACTTTAAAGAGGTGCGAAGGCTGGCGATCTCGGCCTCGAGCTCTTTGATACGAGCCTTGTCCTTGTTTCCGGAAGACGCCGCCGTCACCTTGATGGGTGCATTCCCGATTAGGCCTTCCGCCTCCCATTTCTCGCGTGTCTTTTTGGGGACACGCTCGATGGGTATCTCATCGCCGGTTTTGAATTTGTCTCCGCCGATGAGACAAACGCCCTTGCCTAGCCAGAAAGTCGCTTCATGCGTTGACATTATCAAGTCCTCCCTTTCTAGGTATGCAGACCCTGCAGCACGACAAATGCGTCGGTCTGCGTGGTCGGGAATATCGGGGCGCTCTGCGTCCTGAGGACAACAGATTTCTTGTCCGGCGACCTGTAGGCATCAGAGTAGAACATCCTGGCGTCCACCACGGCGGTGTTCTGGACCTTCGGCGGCATGGGCTGTGCGGTCATGCTGAAGCCGAACAGATCCTGGTAAAGCGCGATCTCGTCAGCCGTGACAGGAAGCCTATCGGGCGGCCCGAAATAGCGGTCACACCGCGCCTTGGGATGGAAAATAAGGGCCTTGTCCGTGGGCATCCAGGGCGTCTCCACATCAGAACCGGGAGTCGTGAAATCGTCCGTGAAGGTTATGTCATAAGTGAATATCCATACCTTGCGGCCCTTCGGGGTCTCAAGATATCCCCTCGCCTGGAAGCCGTTGTCCCTGTACTTCCTGAAATCGGTCGGAAGCTCAGTGATTGTGCCTCCGAGGGCGACAAACTGGAATCGCCTGTTATCGGCATCCGACTGTATGGCACTATCGGCCTTGAAGTCAGCAAAGGCGTCCGTGCCCATGAGGATACCATAATCCCCATAAAGGTATGCCTGCTGCTGGATAACGTCAATGCCGGAATCGATATCAGCGGCAATTGTCTGACTGCCCGAGTTCCAGGCGTTGGCCACGGTTATGAAGTTGCCGGCATCGCGATAGAAGTCGTATATCAGATCGCTATTGGTGGTCCCGAGAATGGCCGGATGCTGGCCGGTCAGCAAGGCCTCGCGGCAAAGATACTCCATGAGGCCGATATGCTGATTCATATGCTCGAAGTGTATCTTCATGGCCTTCATGGCCATCCTGTCTTCACGGGAAGATCTCTGATAAGGATTCTCGCCCGCCACTCTCTCCAGGAGTTCGTCGGAGTTGATGGACCCCGGGGTTTCTATCAGGGGCCATTTTCTCGCTATGTTCGTATATTTCCCCTCGACCTGAGTTTTCAGGCGGGAAACATCATCACTAGAGGTGCCCCTGTTGACGAGCCTCGCGAGTCTGCGCCCATTGCGCCTTACAATGTCTATCTCCACCGTCTTGGAATCCGTGCTGAAGACGGTTATGCCTCCTGTCTCGGGCCTTCCGAAAAACGCGCCCTGGAAGGCGGTCGGTACGACGATGGCCTGTGTCTCGTCGAATTTCTCGACCATCATCCTTGTATACTGGTCAACGGCTACTAGTGCCATGTTATGAGCCTCCCTTAAGCGTTCTCAGCCTGCGAAGCAGTCTGGGTTCCGGTGGGGATAAGCCCCAGATCATGCAGGGTATCCCGTATGGTTTTGCCGGTCGAAAGAACCGTATCGAAATCAGAGGTGCCATCGTCAAAGACAAGCTTGTCCTCGTCGAATTTCGCCCCGGTGAAGAGCATGGGGCAATCCACGATGTCGCCTGCCACGAGGTCGGCGGCGGCGATGTCCTCGCCCATATAGATAGTGAGCGGGATTTCCGAGCCGTCCACGCCCGCGGCATCGAAAGGCACATTCTTGCCATTGGCGGTCACGGCCAAGGTAAAGAGATCGCCGACAATGAAGTCTGTCGCCCCGTCGGTTATGGTAAAGGCCAGCCCGGCGACAATGAAATCGGTTGCCCCACCGGCCCCCGGATTCATGGTAAGGCGCGGGGCGACAATGTTTCCGTTGGGGTCCGTGAGCTTGAAAACACCGCCATTGACCACGGCCTCGATGAGCTCCAGTTCCCATGTCCCGACTATGGGAGTCCCGCCGGCGGCGGCGGCCACGGCTGAGACCGTGCCATCTCCGGTGTTGCCGACATCAGCCGTCATGTCTGTGGGTATCGTGACTGGCTTCTTCGCCATGAGGGTATACTGTAAAAGCACTGTGGCCCTTGCGGCGTCCTGCTCGATAATGCCGTCATCCTCGCGGTAAGCGGGCTGCGTAAACAGTACGAAAGGCGTTGTGTCGTTATCCTGTCTTGCCTGTACGCCCATGATTATACCCCCTCTCCAAGCCTTGCTTTGCGGGCCTCAAACTCGGCCTGCTCTTTTGCGGCATCCCCGTCTTCGCCGCCGCCGGGGGTCTCGTCAGGCTGTTCGCTAGCTGCCGCGGCAGACTTGGCCTGCTCTTTCTGCATGTCGGCCATGGCGACAACGGCCTCGAATGCCTCGAAGCTCTTCTCGCCCTTGATGGCAAGAATGCCCATCTGCTTTACCGAAGGCGTGTACTCGTCAGAAGACATTATGGGAGTCACCTTTTCCACGATAGCCATAATGTCTTCCCTTCCTTTCTTCTCCCCTTCCTTCCGGGCCTCAACCAATGCGGTTTCATGCTCGGCCCTCGCAGTCGGGTTTCCGGCAAGTAGTTCTGCCAAAGACATATTTGTGTCCTCCTGTGGGTTCATTCCCGCACCTGCGGGGTTTTCTATGTGGTTTCATGTCCCGCCGCCGACAACGGCGGCGGCTTTCTTGCCTGAGGCGGGCTCGAATGTCTTGCCATTATTGCGCTTGCAGTGCTGCCTGGCCTGATCCGCTGTCCATTCCGTCTTCGGATACCTGAAGGCCTGCGTGGTAGTGGTGGTCTTTCCTTTAAGCCGCCCGATAATGATATTGAGCGTCTTGCCGTCGGCCTTGCGGCTTATGCGCCTGAAACTGTTTTTCTGAAACTCTCCGGGCTCCCTTACGCGGCAGGCATGCTCATTGGGATAGGGGGCCTCGGGATTCGTGGTCTCTGCGGCTTCATACTCTTCGATGGTGTACGCATTAGGATTGCTCCAGTGTTCTGCTTTGGAGGTATCCCCGAGAAGAAGAGACATGCTATCAAGATAAGCGACTGCCCTTTCGAGATCGCTGTTAGCCACATCGCTTTCGCGCATGCGGGCGAAGCAGGAATCTATCATGCCTCGTGCCTTGATGATTGCGCTTTCCCTGTCCTCTCCATCATCTTCCTTGTCAGGCGCCTCTATCAATTCATCAATGAATCCCTCATGAAGCATTTCATCGCCGAAAAGGAAAGTCTCGTCATCCATGAGAGACTTTACCTCTTCCATTGTCTTTCCGGTCTTTTTTGAATAGGCCTTTGCCAGAATGTTCGAAAGACTTTCGAGGATGCCGGCGACTTTCCGCATATCGTTATGGTTGCCGATAGCGAGCGCGAGCGCATTATGTATCATGAATGTCGCATTGTCATAAGCCGAAACCTTGTCGGCGGCCAGTACGATATAAGACATCATTGAAGCGGCAAGGCCGGTGATGCGGGCTTCGGTTCTGCCCGGATATTCGCGGATAGCATTGTAAATCTCTATGCCTTCATAAACAATACCGCCGGGTGAATTGACATGGAATTCGACATCCCCTCCCTTTGCTTCCTTCAGGGCCGCCCGTATGTCTTTCGCCCGGATTTCCCATCCGACCGGTCCGCTTAAGACGATTATCTTAGGCATCACTATACCCCCTTATCCCATGCTGTATTGTTCATATTTCATATATATTGCAATATTCCCGATGCTTTGTCAAGCCCTCAATTCTATTTCGACAAGACCTGTATTTGTGTCCCTCGGGCCGGCTTGAAGGTGTCGATATTTCCTCCGCCGTCTTCCCTTTCTATCCAGTAGAAACCATCAAATGGATCCGCCGGCATTGTCAGGACGAACTCGAATCTGCCGTTTGCTTCATCCGTGATAGTGGCTTCCACGGGATCAATAGTATAAGAGGCATCCCCAGGTTCGTCCTTTGCATAGAATCTGAATATTAGGCCGGTTATGTCTTTCGGGGTTATCCCATCTGCCTCTCTTAATTGACATTTAAGGGTTTTCTTGTCATTGATATTGAATTCAAGTTTCGGCAAAGCCATTTATTCGCACCCCTCTATTATGATTATGTCTTCGTCTTCGACAATGATCTCTTCGGAGGTTTCGAAAGTAGCAAGAACCCTGTCATCCGTGTAAATTGTTCCGAACCCGTTTGTCATGCCTATCATTGCGGAGACCTCGCTTTATATGCCCCTATTGATTCGGATGTCTTCACAAGGTCGAATGTCACAAGAACAGTCACACCATCCCTGCGCTTCAGGGTCAATGTGTCTGTGGTTGGGTCAAGCTCCTGGCTGCCTTTTATTATCACATCAAGAATATCCGTCATCCCAAAATCATCAGGAGTAATATCAACAGGAATATACCTGTCAGCATTGCTTGTCAAAGCAGCGCCGCCATCAATAACACCAGTAAGATCTTCAGATATATCAGGTTGCGTGAATTTATACCATCCGCCTCCAATCTCTGATATTGCGGGTTGCGGAAGATAATCAGTCCCATCACTTGCCTTTTTCAGATTATCCCATACAGGCGTCAATCCGGTTGCCGGTTGTCCGCTATCCGAAATATATATTTTCTGCAATGGCATTATCTAAAACCGCCTTTCGTAAAATTGCGGGCATGATTGGAACCCACTGATCTGAATCCCTGCTTAACAGCTAAAGGCCTCGCCTGTTTTGAGCGTGATTTGAACTCTCTGCCCACATCTATATTTTCAAAATACCATGAGGCCTCATTGTTGGAAAGCCCTATATCATATGAACTTCCCTGCACCACATGCATGGGATAATCAGAACCTATAGGGGCAGTAAAACTCATGGAAGCCACAAGAGTATCATCTGATACTTTATACATATCCAGTATATAGGTAGTTCCAACTCGTATCCACGAATAATAATGTTCTGTGTCAAATGCAAATTGGACATAAGAAGAGTACCCTTTAAGCACTCCATTATCTCTCAAGATAATAATGCATCTGCAAGGTGATCCAACTGTATCAGAGAACAATGTAAATATCTTTGCTCCAGGACCGGCTCCATTAAGGACTCCGGCATTCCCCACCTTATCAGCTATAGTAAATGCCATGCCATTGGCTAGATTAATCTCCGCAGTTACCGCAAAGGTAAACATATTGGGTCGGTTAATGTCTCCTGCAAAGTAACCTACCGGAAGCGCCAAATAATGACGTTCATCTTCGTCCCTGTCAACAGAAGGAAACGTCATGCGAGAAGCATTGACTTGAATCTTGCCATTCTCGCTAACCGTTGTCCAATCTACAGAGAGAAGGTTTTCAATAGCCATTGGCTATATATCCTTCAGACTGATAAACATGTCCCAAAATGTCCCCCGCCTTGCCTGATTCTCGGCTTCATATATCGCCCACTCTATAGGATCGCTTATGTTCTCGGCATCCTGCCCATTCCATAAACCCCGAAGGCCGAGGCTATGCACTAGACGAGAAGCTTCATTGTTGGGATTAAGGCCAGTAGGAAGCACAATCTTGCCATCAACGATGGCACCGAGATCTATCAGAAAAGGCGGAGGTCCTGTCTCGGGCTCCTGTCTGTTAAAGCCAAGGTTTCTCTGAAAGTTAAGAGCCTCAATAATGCGAAGTCTTCGGGGATAAAATTCCATTTCTTTCCACTCTATCCATGCCTCCGGCGATAGCGTACGGAGCTTCGCATTATGTTCAAGGCGCATTAACTCTTCTGCCCTGAGACAAAAGGACATGCGCTGTCCTACATTTCTGCATGATTTCGGGTATTCCATTAAGATCCGCTCTTCCATGAGCGTACCAGGGCCGCGCTGAAATAGAATGTCGCTGCCGCAAGGATGACAGGCCACCATATCTTCAAGAGAGACAATGCAAACATTGCAACGGCGACAAGATCGTCTTTAAGAGATGGAAAGAAAACGGCAAGCGTCCTGAAGAAAAGAGCATATACTGTCAGGAAACCTCCGAGAGCAAAGGAACCCCATGCAAGATATCTTCGCGAAAGGGACCTTGCACTCGATTCGTTCTGTGACATCTCTATATGCTTCAGGGCGATCTCGCTATACTTCAGCTTTACCTCTGCAGCCTTCGCAGCATCATGGGCCTTTTCTTCCGCCGTATACCAAATGGCATCGATGCCTTTTGCCCCCATCCTCACGACATCAGCGGCAGTATCGACGGCCTTTGAACTGCTCTTGAATATGTCGAGAAAGTCTCCTATCATTCCCATGATTTATCCCTTCATTATCCTTTCTATGTTTCGCCAGCGTCTCTTCACGTCATCCGGACGCTTGCGGCCCCATAGGGTATGCTCAATCTTGAAATCAAGGATATCCTTCGGGACTATTGGCCGCTCCTGTGCCTGAAGCCATTCGTGAAGAGCTCCGCCCGGGGTTAGATAGAACTGGTTATGGTAATCAACAATATGCACCATAACACTGTCATTCTCAAGTCTGATTCCACCGTTGTCCTCAATGACCCTGATGCAATGCTCGACGGAATGGCTGATGTGAAGCCTGTCATGATAATCTATTACATCTCCATGAGCGCGGAGTTTTGCGTTAAGATGGCTTATATCACCGGATTGCTCTATGACCATGACTGCTTCAGCGACGGTGAATCCGCATTCCTGGAGGCAGAGGATGGCCTGCCAGTTATTGCGGGTATCGAACTGGACACGTCCGAAGGACCATCCGGATTTGCCATTTCTCACTCCATCGGGATCAGAGAATCGGTAAACAAGTTCCGGATTGCCTCCGACCTCATTGAAGGTAACGGCTTCCATCGCCTTTGATGTAATGAATTCCTTATTCATGCCTGTCCTTTCTTTAGCTGCCCATAGATTCCATCGCAGCCGGCTTCTTGTTTTTATCCTTCAGGTAATCATCAAATCGCATATGAAGACCCACAACATCATTTCGGACCTCTCCCTTGAAGTCCTTTATATCCTTTCGAACATCATCCTTGAAGTCCTTGATATTTGTCCGCATATCCTCTTTAAGATCAGCATATCCGGACCGCATGACCTGCATCATTTCTTCATCCCTAAGATGCCTGTCTTCGCGGAGAGACTGCATCATCTTTTCATCTCTCTGCCGTCTCTCTTCATTACAGTCCTTGCAGCTTTCAGCGGTTATCAATTCAGATGTAGGAGTTTCCCTGCGTGATGCATCGCGGACAATGAATCTCTTTATGAGCCATATGAAAAACGCGAAAATGGATCCTCCGACCCCTAGAAAAAGGAAGTTTATGGCAGCACTAACAATGTATGCCAGTATCTGATCGCTCGTCATTCAAGGGATATTCCTTTCTTTTTATCAGGCATATGTGACATCTTTCATCGCTATATGCCGGGCCGTCCTTGTGACCATAACTACATAACCTGCATTTGCGCTTTTGCTTGTCATCCTCAAGGGCGGTTATCTGAAGCCTCCCGAATTCCTCTGCTGAAAGAGATGTCTGCATCAAGAAGGTACCTCGAAATAATCAAGCTTCAGGCCCAGAATGGCGGAGGCCGTATTATCTGTATTGGTTATTCTGAAAAGATATTTCTGTGCGGGGTCAAGTTCGCATACAACGGTTTCTGCCGCATTCGCCCCGGAAGAACCGGCCACGCCCGCCCCGTCAGAAGGTATCAGGAGCTCGCCTATCAAATCAGTCCCCGGCACGACTCCAGTGGGGCTTATCCTGAAAATCACTTCGCCCGGAGTGGTAATGGTATGCTTCTTATTCGGCGGGTTTACGAGGGTGCCGTCATTATTGGCAGTGGCCCCGCGATAGACATTAATGGTTATAGGGCCCCCTATGCCGTCAAGCCCGATGGGAAGCAAAACCAGATTGCTCCCCGTGAAAGCAGTTGGATCGAGGATGATATCGATTGTCTGTGAAGCGGCGAGATTTATCCGTCGGCAGAGGCCGTATGCTATGCCTTCAACGACTTTAGCGTTTTCTATTGTGAGACACACAAAAGCCTTAAAGGGGCTGAAAGCCGCGGCAATGGCCCTGAGGACTCCCCCGCCTATTGTCTGTTTTTTCGCCATCAGATTATTAACCCCACATAATCCATATAGCTGTTATGGGCTGCATTGCCCGCTACCGGATGATAAAATCTTATCTTGACATTCCCAGACGCATCTATGAAATCATGGGAGTTGGGAGGGATATCTGTATATCTGTAATTCTGGCCCAAAGCGTTAGGAAAGGTATGTATAACCTTCCATGTCTCGGAAACAGTATCCCATATGGCAAGTTCTACCCAATGAGTAGCAGAGCCCATATACGCCATGGCAATCCCGATACGCCGGAAACTCCGGACATTCTCGAAAGTTACTTCTATATTCTGGCCGGGTGTCGCGGCTTCTTCCTGGATCTGAAGAATATTGCCGTCCTGCCATTCCTGTATATCGGCGACTGTGCCGCCGCCGATTACGGTGCCGACAATGACATTAATGCTCGAAGGGGCAATGTGTATCTCGGGGAAATTTATTCCCGGGCCTACTTTTTCGCCTGGCCTCTTCTTTTGTCCGATCATGCATCGACCCTTACTTCGCCGGCTTCTGGACCGTCAAGCCAGAGATAAACGTCTATGAGTTCGGAAGAACTGATTTCGGCAGTATCGCCATCAAGGAAAATTCTTCCGCCCCTGAAGTCAGCCTTTACAGGCGCGGCATCTCCGGTGGGCACATATGTTGCAAGCCACGTTGCGCCAGCCCCTCCGTTCACTGTCTTGTGTATCTGGCCGACCGAAACGGCTGTTGCGACCTTGACGGCCTCGCCTGCCGGTACATCAACAAATACTGGTGCTGGCATTTTATGTATCCTCCCTGCGGATTTCTATTTCGTCCACAACAGCTTCGGCCAGGGCCTGAGCGCTTCCACCACCAGCACCTCCACCGCCTGATTTTTGCCAGGGCGGCGGCACGGGTTCGCCATACTCATGCTCTAGCTGTGTCCTGTTAGTTTCGGCATCGCTGCCGTTAAGATCGCTCGCCTCGCGCTCCTGAGTAGTAAGGCCGAGGCTGAGATTTTCTCTCCGGGCCTTGGCCGTCTTTATCGGATCTATATCAGGCATTGCCGCGCCCTTCCAGTTGCCATGCAGCCATGCGGCCCTGAGGACCGGGTCGGACCATCCGGGGGCCTGTATGCGTCCGGCGGCTATCTCGCCGGAAAGCCACATTTCAAAAACCGGGTCGCCGTCATCAGCCGCCCATTCGGCCCGCCAGATATTCACTATTCTCCAGAAGAGAATGAGAGTGCCGCGACTCGCGGAATAATTCTGATTGAAACGCATCAGGACAACCTCAAGAGGCACACCGGCGGCGGCCCCGAGGTAATACATGAAGGCGTCCACAAATTTGTCGAAGGAATCAACAGGCGCATTGGGCTGGAAGGGCTTGATAACGTCGCCCTGGCCGGCATTCAGTATCGCATGGCTACCGGGCTGATCAGAAGTAATCTCGGGCACCTGATAGCATCTAACAGGCTCTACCGCTACATTCTGGGCCGTGCTGTCCGGCTCCGGATTGGTACCAAATTGCCCCGCGGCGGCGCCCTGCCCAAAAGCGGTTAATTGTCCCGCGAAAATATTCGAAGGGTCGAATTCCCTGTTCTCGACCGACATGAAGATCATGGACTGGTTGATTGCCTTTTTCAGATGCGCCATTTTGAAATCTGTTATGTTCTCGAGCGACTGAAGGGCAAAACCTATGCGGGAATAGCCTCGGCCCTGGCCGGCATATTCAGGCCTGAATCCATGGAGCATGAAGAGGCGTCCGGACTTGGGGCCCTTGCGCTGTACTGTGACAGTCTTGAAACCGCCGTTGCCGTCCCTGACATAGACAACATAACCGGTTTCCCTGTTACGCTCGTCGCGGATAATACCGTCATAGATATTTTCCATATACTCGCCATAAGTCCCGCTCAAGCCGAGCCCGACTATCTGGTCCGGGTCCACGAAATCCCATTGGAGCGGATTTTGAAGGAATTTTTCAGTGGAGTAATAAAGGCGGCGAAAAATGTCATTGTCCCTATGCTGAAAAATCTGATAAAGATGCTGTGACTGATAGAACGTCATGTTCTCGGCGCGATGCGTTTTCTTGTCCCTGGCCCAGAGATCGAAACGGGTATCTACATCACGGCCCCATTCGCGGGCCCTCTCTGACGTTATTCCAAGTATGGAAGCCCTCGGGCTTGATTCCCTGACAAGGGCAACGTCCGCCACGCTATCCGCAGTGCGGTCGATAATGGCCCGGGCCTGAGGGCTGTCATGATAGGCATCACGCGCATTGGTGCGCATGCGTTGATGATTAATGACTCTGGACTTTCCATAATTCGAAAGCCCATAAGGCCATCCGGCGCCCCCGCTTCGGTATCCCTCGTAATATGAACCGCCCCCGCCATGATATGCGACTGGGCGAGACCCGCGGCTCATAATGTCCAGTTGATGAAGGGTTGCTTTCATGGTAGCATCCCTGATTTCCTTGTTTCGGTCAAGGATTGCATTCGCGAAATCTCGAGCGAATATTTCAGAACGTGATGGTCGATTCCCTGCCATTAATCATTTTTCCTTCGAAGAGTCATATTCGCGATTCCGGTTCCATTGAGGATATGCTGGTATCTGAGAATGCGGGCTTCGAGGCGTTTCTGTACCTTTTCCATGGCTTCCATGCTCCGGTACTTCATGACCTGTTTTCCCTCTCCTGTATCAAGGCTTGCCATTTCTACATGAAGGGTATTGTTTATGATAGCGTCATCAATGGCGTCCAGTTGGGCTTGAAGGGCGGTTATCCGTTCCTGATACCAGGCCTTTTGTGTGGAGGTCAGGCAACTCATGCTGTGATAATAAAGAAAAAATTTGTCCTTTGTCAATTTTTTTCTTGTGCAAAATCACTATTTTAGGCATATATTGTTGATTTTATTGATTATTTTATTTTAAGCCCCATGCACTTTTTACTTGACAAGGGATATATTTCTGTGTTATTATTAATCAAGATGAAGGACAGAGAAAACATAAACACGGAGGGCAGGGCAATGGCAAGACAGGAAAGCATAGAGAAATTCGAAACAGCAATGGATGAAATTGGCATGGGTATTGGCGAAGAAGAAATGGCGATTTCAAGAGAGCCTATTGATAACTTCATAGCCCGCTGGGGCCAGCCCCATGAAATAGAAAACGGAATAAGCATATGGCATAATCTCCAAGTTGCCAAAGGCAAAAGGTGTGGCGATCTCTATGTCATGAGCACGGAAGATGGAACGTTATCTTATTTCGACGGTGAGTATTAAAAATTAATAAGGAGGGCAACATGGGAAAAGCTGCCATTTTCAGGCTAAATGAAGTGGAAAAAGAAACCATCAGAGAGGCTTGGGCCTGGCTTGGGGGCCGTAGGCAATTCGTCATGACACATAATCATGACGGCAAAGAGGAGCCAATAGAAGTCGCGTACAGGGCTTACGCAGTCATGGCCAGCGGCGGATTCGTTTCCAATCGCTCAAGGCTGCTTCCGGGCTGCATAAGGATTGACGAGCTTTTAAGGGAAGTGAATGAGCGGCTAGGAATCGGATACTTAACCATCTAAAACCAAAGGAGGACGCGGATATGAGAGAGAAAAAGTATGAATTAACCGATGAGGTAAAAAGTTTCGGCAACATAACACTTTATCGAATCAGAGCGCTTCGGGATTTCATGAACATCAAAAAAGGAGAAGTTGGAGGATTCATCGAAAAAGAATCCAATCTAAGCCACTCCGGGGATGCTTGGGTCTACGGGAATGCCGAGGTCTACGGGGATGCCAAGGTCTAAGGGGATGCCAAGGTCTACGGGAATGCCATAAATATTATCGGATATGAGTACCGGATCACTCTTACAGATAATCACATGGCAATTGGCTGTGAAATGCATACCTTCACTGAATGGCGGAAGTCGTATAAGGCTATATGCAGGAAGCATAATAAGAAAGAATGGGAATCAAGAATACTGGCCATTCTTGATATGGCGGGAAAGTGAGGACAAAGCAAGCGATGGCAAAGCACACGAATTCAGAAATGGCAATTGAGTATGACGGAAGCCTTTGTCTCGGCGGCCAGGTTGTAACAACCAGCTATGGAATCGCCCCGGATACCGCAAGCCGTGAAGAGCGTAATGCTAATCATGCAAGGATAGCCGCCCTCTGGAATGCGGCCCATGGCATGAGCACGGAAGAGGCCGTCGCGCTTCTTAACTGCTGGGCTGATGGCCTTCGGAGGGGATAAAAACGGAAAGCATCTGAAAGGAGAAAAAGCATGATAGAACGTATTAAGGAAATGTGGGAAGAAGACTGGATGAACGTAGCTGGGCACGGATTTTTTGCCTTATGCTTAGTGGCCTTGCTTATTTGTTTTTGGGCGCTTTATAAGGAAGGCCAAAAGTGGGAGATGTTTAAAGCAGAGCATAATTGCCGCGTTGTTGCTAAGGTTTCAGGCGAAATGTTCACTGGGGTTGCGCCTGTTGTAGGAGGTGAAGGAGGCGTGGGGATTATAATTAGTTCCACGCCTTCTAAAACAGGATGGTTATGCGATGACGGAGTGACTTATTACAGATGACGTCAGCAGAAAAAAACAACGGAGGACAAACAACCATGAAGAAAACCATCATCATTCTGATTCTTTTCCTGATTATGCCGCTGGCCGCCCAGGCCGAGCGCATGGAGTGGAATGCAAAAAAGGTTTCGGCCCTGACGGCCTCGACGCTCTTCCTGTATGCAGATTACAGGCAGACAAGCAAGATCTGCGCATGGGAAAGACGGTGGAGGGATACTCAGGAATTCTATCGGTATGCTCCCCTGGATGCCAGGATTCGCATGCTTTACAAGACCCATGGAGAAAGCAACAGCTGGTTAGGCCATAAGGCGAAACAGCACAAGGTCAATCAGTATTTCATCAGCATAGAGGCCCTTTTGATAGGGGCAACATGGTTTCTGGACGATATGCCGGCCCTGGCCATCAATGGCGGAGTAGTATCCGTCCAGTATGACCATGTAAGGCGCAACATCAAGGCCGGATGGGGCCTTCAGTTCTGAAAGGGGTTGACATCGGCCCAGATAAATGTTAGTCTGAAACTACGACCAAGCAGTTTCAGGCGGTATCTATGATAGCAAGAAAGGAGGCCGTCATGCACAGGTAAACTGATAAATCGAATGAGCGCGAATCCTAGCCGTACCCTCCGGGGTACGGCTCTTTTTATTTCTTGCGGGATATCTGTTTCTCTATCTGGTCCAGAATCCACATGCGGTTGATGGCCTGTAACTGCCTTGTGTCCACCCTGATTCCCTTTTTCATGGCTATAATCCTGATGCGCTCGCGCTCCTGTGCAACCTGTAGATCAAGCCATACATCAGCGGCGCATAAAGCATAAACCCGGCAGTCCAGAGCCTCGTTTGAATATGAACCCTTATGAAATGAGCCGTCTGCATGCATCTCTTCGGATACCAGCATCTTGAAATAATGCGCGTCATAACCCATGCCCTGAGGGAAATCACAGAAGCCCATCCGCTGGTCTTTGCCCGGGTCCGTCTCGCGTGGGATTTTCAGATTCCGATAAATGTGCTTTTTGTAATGGTTAGTCGCCACATCATAAAAAATGACATCCCCTGACCGGACATTCTTCGAGGGCTTGTATTTCATCATGTTATGCTGGCTTGTGACGTCGCCTTCGGTTTCCTTGTTCTTTTTGAAGAAGCCCACGCCCTTTGAAGGATATATCCATCCGGGGACTATATCTGGCCGCTCCGTAAACTGATAAACAGTATCCATGGTAACGCCATCGGCGGAATCAATAAACATCATGCTCGGGACAAATACCCTTCCGTCAGAACGCCGATATTTGAATTTCTCGTCAAGGATTGCCCATTGAATAAAGGCCTGCCATGCCCCGCTTGAAGGATCCTTGATGCCCGGGCCGTCTGGCCAGTCGGGGTCCGTGAATACCTTGTACTCTATGCCCCATGTCCGAAAGTTCTTGCCATGGCCCACGACTTCCATCTCGAGGCGGGGAGGCTTTGCCAGATTCGTCGCGCTCCCCTGCTGGACGTCCATGCCGACTGAAAGGAATAAAACGCCGTCGGGAATATCCCTTTCGGAATATCCGCCCTTCATGTCCTCAACAATGATTTTGGGCTTGCTTCCTGATTCCTTGTATGGCAGACCTAGCTGCAGGTTATAGAATGGCGCCATGTCTCCGGAGGCCTTGGCATTTAGATATTCCTGATAAATGTTCGTCCAGGTAGCAAGGCCCACGGGGACCATCATTTTCGAGATATGGTATGAGCGATGATTTCGCTGTGTCGGGATGGCCATGGGGCGCCATTGGCCCCTGGCCAGCATCCACGTTTTGTCTGAATTCAAATGCCTGCCGTCACATTTGGGGCATTTCAGCCAGGCATAATCAAGCATTTCATTCTCATCGTAAACGGGTACCAGATGCTTGAATTCCATGAAAAACATGTGGCCGCAGTGTTTGCAGGGGACGAAATACTCCCTCTGGTCCCCGAGCCTGAATTCCTTGAAGACGAGAGAGCCTTCCCATGTGGTAGGGGTCGAAAAGGCCAGGAGCTTCGCTTTCCATAGGAAGGCCTCGAGTCTGCCGCCCAGGACTCGAAGGAAGTTGCCCTCTCCCGATCTCAGCTTCTCGGGGGCCCTGTCTATTTCGTCCGCAATGGCGACTTGAACGGAGTCCGAGGCGAGATCCGAGGGAGACTGGAGCGAGCCCATCTCCAGTGCACCGCCTCCCATGAAGGTTTTGGATAAAGTCTTGTCCCCCGTGCTCCTGGACTTCGTATCCGTATTCGAAGATACAATGCGATTTCTGAGTCCCATGGATGTGATAAGGGGCTCGAGCCGCTTTGTCCATTTGCCGAGGGCCTTATCGGTAGCCGTGAGGTAAAGCATCTTTGTCGGCCACCATCGCTGCCATGCCCCGATGACGTTCTCGGCAAGCCATGTAACCGCGGACTGGACAGATTTCATGATCGTGGTCCGCTTCACGGGCGAAGACGGACTCATGTTTTCCATTATCTCCAGGAGATAAGGCGTCCTGTAGACGTCGACGATACCGGGGAGGGGAGTCCCGGGGGGCATTATGCGCTTGCCGTGTATTGCCTCGGCAATCGTTTCGACTCCCTTTTCCGTCGGCTTCTGATCGACTAGATCCGCCAGAAACTCAATATCGCTAACAGGTAGGGGCAATTAAGTTAAGCCGCTTTTTCCGTCGGGGCAATCTTCTCAGCCCCAAGCTTTATCAGGAATGAATTTTGTTCGCGCTTAATGAGGTTCAATACTCCCATGACTTCCTTGTCTATGAGATCACATATGCTTCGGACCTTTTCATCTTCATCAATGCCCAGGACCGCAGCGACGTCACTGCTTATTTTCAGGCCTAGCGTCTTCCATTGTCCATTATCGATCTCATGTATGCCATGGATAAACTTCTGGACCAGAGTTCTTTCAATGAGTTCGCCGCGCTTCTTCTGGTTATCGAGCCTTACTTTATTGAGCTCTTCCTGCAACTTCTCATTTTTCAGGGAGGTGAATTGCAAAAACTCCTGAAGATCTTCTTCATTTGAGGGAAGGCCCCGGCGTCCATTTTCCTCTGGCGGTTCCTTATCCTTAGGTTTGGGCGAAGGTTCGGCTTTCTTTTTCTCGGCAGGTTTGCCTTGCGGGCGAGAAAGGGGAGGACCCAGGGCCTTGCCTGGAGTCGAAGGGGTCCGCAACCAGGCGAGAGTAAGGGGATGATTCAAATCTATCCTGGCCGCCCTGCCCGACCCCTCGACCGGAAGGCGCCCTTCGGATATCGCCTTCTTGACGGCCTGACGCGTAACTCCTTTTTTTCTCGCTAGTTCTGACTGGTTGACGAGTTTCCGCTCTGGCATGCTTAATTGTAAACCAAGGCCCTGGCTTTGTCAACCGGTTGACAAAACATCCGCACCCGCTTTTAACCGCGGTCGCGATTCACAAT